GTCAGACACATACTTAGAAGCATAGTAATAAGCATTGTAGGTCTTGACTTGCTCTCTCTGGTGAGTCTTACGTCCCGCCAGCATAGGGATATAGGTTTCAGTGCCATTGTCCTCATAAGGACGCAGATACTTTCTCTGAGCATCAGCAACCCAAACTCGTTCGGGTCTAGTGGCTTGCCAATCGTCCATTTTCGCAAGGAAGTTCGCAGTATTAAAACAACCAGCACTCTCGCGGTTTCTGTACATTGTCTGACAAGCACCAAAAATTCCTCGGCAGAAAGTAATCCACGCCGCGTCATGTGCATTAAAGACATAGCTACTACCAACAGTATCGTCGGTTTCTAGTCCATAAGTAAAGGATAAACCACCAACGTTGTCGTTGCCTAGGCCAGTATCGTTATCATAATCTTTGGATGGTTCCCAATGAACGAGATCGTCAGATGACCAGAAAGTGTTCTTAGCGACGTTATCCGTCATCAAGTAAGATTCAATGAATACAAAATGATAAATAACAGGGTCAATAACCATGTATTCTTCGCAATGCGCGAGAAGATAAGCCATACGATACTCGTAACTGTCAGTAGTATAAGTTCCAGCGTAAGTATCAATAGAAGTTCCGGCAAGGACGCTATTGCCGTCAGCCGTCCAAGTCAATTCTGCGCCAGCCGTCCAGTTGTTACCATTGCTTGAATAAATACGATTATTCTCGTAGTTGATATAGTAATAGCAAGTAGCGCCAGAAGTGGTATCAGTAGTATACTCAGTTGCGGCATATCCGAAAGCATTAGGCAGACCATAACCATACAAATACACAACATTATAATCATCATTATCATACGTAGATGTATCGTAAGTGCCGCTACCTTTGAATGTATAAGCGTCAAATGTCACAGACTCAGAAAGGGTATTTCCAGTGGCGAGATTAGGATTGTGGTCATACATAAATGCAACGAATCTATCCCATGCTCTCTTAGCCTCAGTAGTCATATCTCCCACATAACGGAACTCATAAACCTTCTGCTCTTCGCCATCCTCTGTAATAACTGCCTCATCTTTACTATTCCAGTCATAGGTCTTTGAGGACATCAAACAGGGAAGAGAAGTGTTATTCGCAACTTCGACACAACAAGCAATCGGGTTAGAAGTATCATGGAACACTTTGGTATTCTTCTTGCTATTGCCGATGTCGCAGATTCCGTACATATGATAGCCAGTGGTATCTCCGAACAGTCCGCCGCTACGATCACGAATAAAGATAACACCTGGAACAAACTCAATCGTATCGCGGCATTTTGTGTTTTTCTTTCTGGCAGGGGAAGTCCAAGGCTGATATGTATTATACCAATCCGCAATAACAGCATTGTTGGCATTCTCGGAAGAAGCAACATTCAGTTTCACATTAAGATAGTCCACGGGAATAGAATTATCTGTCATTGAATAGCCGGATGTGGAGCTTGTACCATCGTCAAATGCAATCGCGCCAGTAGTATAACTCTCATTATCGCTTGTGAATGTACGATTATACTTAAAGTTAATATCCACATTACCAGCAGACTCAAGATAACCGACAGAAGAAGTACCCTGAATTGTCACACAAGCATTGTTCACAGTAAATGTCTTGCTAGTTCCGCCAGCATTATAAATGTGGCGCACAGTATAAGCCACAACATTATCCTTCTTACCAGTTGACATACGGTTAATATCCATAAGAAGAACGTGAAGGTCTGGATTAGCATTGGCTAATTTTGTGTAGTCAATTTCGCCGCTATCATTCAGAATATCATTCCGCTCATAACGTTCCACCATCTCATTTGCATTAGGCGCGTCCATAATAAAGTTGCTCAGTTCGTTTTCGTTAGTCATATATGTAGGATAAGCCTTAATCATATACACATAAACGTCGCAATAATCAGAGCCGATGGTGATACCAACAGGAGAGACTTGTTGCATAATATCATCCGCAGAATAGATGATTGTGCGATCATGCGAACCATCCATCCAGAATTGCAAATAGCGATATTCGGTATCAGGGTGAATGTTCAACTCAAACTCAATGTAGCTATCCTTGCAGTAGTGAGTATCAAGAGATTCGTTGGCAGTAGTAAGCACAGCATTATTCGCCGTCATAACCAGACCAACGCCATTGTTACCGTTGGCGGTATCAAGGCAAGTCAAAACAGGCGCGTCATAAGTACGGCAGTTTACGGCCTTGAAGATGAACTTAAAGTTTTTACCAAACTGCTTCGGGTCATACTTCTTGCCAAACAGATCATAGTTGATAGTCATGGTAGTACCAGCGCGAACAGCGAAGTATTGACGAATGTGATTGTCCTCGTCATATTCGGTATGCAGACCACCGTTAATCCAGTCAAAGTTATTGCTGAAGGTCAGAGTGACAGGATCGCCAGCAACCGTTGTAACACTCCAACTTTGCGCCGCACTATTCGTAGCCAGCTCAGAAGCCTTGAAACGGAAATCATATCCGGTTACCTCGGCTTCGTCAATATCGAGCTGCGTAACAGTAATCGTAAGAGTCTTAGTAGTTGCGCCGCAAGTGATAGTCAGCATCTTTTCACCATAAGTAGTAGGTGAATAGTTCCAGTAATGCACAGTACGATCAACGCCAGTCCAAGTAGAAACAAGGTTTCCGTCCTCATACAGATACACAGTAGTTGAAGTGTTGCTAGGATCGTAAACAACAATAGGAATCTGCACGGTGTTATACTGTGTCATTGTCCGCGTATTAAAGGAAGTCGCAATCACTGGCGCGGTTTCGCCACTTTCGACAAACACCATATCATGTGCCTGTTGCGCCGCTGTGATTTCCACGCCATTAACAGTACCAACCATATAGCGCACAACAGAATGAGCGCCATGCTCCTGCATAGGAATAGTTAGAGCCTGTTGCACACCAGAACGTGTAGTAGTCGTGGCATTAAACAGATAACCAGTTCCGGCAACATACTGATTGGTGGTACTATTCCAGACATAATGGGCATAAGTGCCATGATCGGAGTCATACACAAAATAGTTGGCATTCGCGTCAAAATCATCGTCGGAAGAAGAAGGCAAAACTTCCACGATCACAGGATTGAAATTCAGCGGATCAACATCAATGAAGGTGTAAATCACTTTAGACAGGGCACCATAAGGAGTATAATAATCTGTTACGGCAGACGTATTTACTTGTGCATCATTATAGTTCCAAGTGAAATACATATTGATAGCGTTGACACTCCAAGTCTTAGTAGCAACACTATTGCTCTCACCGCCAGTATCAACACTCACGCTGATCTTAACGGTATTAGAGCCAACGACAAGATGTTCACTAACATCAAGAGTGTTATTTCCCTGGTAAACATCAAAACCAGTTTCCACGGCCACGTTGTTAATATACAGAGTACCAACACCATTACCAACAGTATCACCGCTCGCATCCGTGGCAACAAATTCATACGCAATCACGCAAGGATCGCTATAAACTGTTTGCACGGAACTATCGGTAATGCGGTTGATATAAGCAGTACCAGAAGTAGCGCCGCCTCCGCCACCGCCACCAGGAACATAGCAAGCCAAATCTTCCAGCTCGTTATCATTGCTATCATAGAACCGAAGGTAATAATCCTCATTCTCGTTATAGCGAACCGCGCCAATGTCAATACCAGTTTCCACGATAAAGGAAGTGGTAGAATCGTCCGCGTAAGTCACGGTGATAACATTGTTATTATTAGTAACATCCTTAACCATGTTGGACAGATTATTGAGCGCCGTTTGCATAGCAGAAATTGCACTCTCCGCCGCAGTAAGCCGTGTAATGATAGGATCAATGGCCTCGTCAATAATGGCCTCCATCTCCGCAGTAGAAGAGCCGATAGGCACAAACTGATTATCAATGTAACGATAATGCACATAAGAGCCAGAGCCATCATTCAGATAGTAGTCTGTCAATTCACTGGCAGTTGTAAGCGTATCAACTTTTGCCCATGTCGTTCCGTTTGAACGGTACACGGTGAAATCAGTAAGATTTAAATAATACTTACCATTGTAACTTGCGGCATCATATCCGACTGTTGCGGGAAGGCCATAATCCTTAACATCAATTGTGTATGTGGTTGCGATTACTTCTGAATTTGAGCCAGCAATCATATGCCACTCACCGTCAATGTACTTATAATATAGATAACCAGCGTCACTTTCCACAATATAGTCAATATCCTCTGAAGGATCATCCACATGATCTAGGGAGTCAACAATCACAGTAGAAGTAGAACCGAAGTTATCCCAAGTCTTATTGCCATTCTCATCAGTGATATACCACCACTTATCATATCCGTCGCCGCTATCTTTAGGAAGCAGATAGAAAGTACGATCTTCACCAACATCCGGCAGATAGTTCACGATCTCAATATAGAATGGGGAATAGGTAGAGAATGAAGCATCAGTATAGGATTTCGCCGCCGCATACAGACCACGAATAGCATTTCCTAAAGAAGTGAAATAAATATCTCCGTCTTGTGTGACGTTAGATACAGGAGCGCTATCATGTCTGTAGATGTAATACCCGTCCTCAACTTCCGCCTTCAGCCTATCAAGGTGTCCAGTAGAACCATTGTAGATCAAAGCATCCTGCGCTGTGGCAAAGTCGAATATGTCACGATTATATCCGTGGGTATCATAGACGCTCGGCTGCATAGCCGTATCAGCCTTGGCAAGAGTAGCCTCAAACGCCGCATTGACCTTGTTCCGCGTAATACTCCCATCCTCAATAGTCAGGTTGGCAAGAGTACCATCAGAAATATACTGTTCGAGCAAATCTTCCAGGCCATCCAGCAGATAAGAGATGTATTCACTATCGCTCAGACTAAGCACACTATTGACTTTTGCCACAAGCTGATCGTAAAGAGATTGAGTAATCTCTGTGCTTTGCGCGTCAGCAATAAGCATATTTTCATCAATAGTCAAAACAACCGCATTAGTAGTCGCCCTGGTTGTTCCGTCACTGGCGTACAGCAGGAGGGAGCAGTTGCCTTTAGTAATTTCAGGCGGCAAATAGCAACTATAATCCTGTGCCAGATAAACGTTGTATCCAGTGCCATTCTGAATGAATTGCGCAAAGATACTACTGTATCCTAATGCCAGCCATTCATCAGGAAGGTTGAATACAAACTTCACAAAGTTCTGCGTCCCTTCCACAAAACTCCGTAAATTTGTTGCAATCTTTAACTTTTGATTGACAACGTTAACTAGAATTTCCATTAAATTTTCCTCCTAGAAAAACGAAAAAAATAGGGCAGTAGGAGTTTTAGACTCCCGCCGCCCTTTCTTAAATTTATTCGTCAAGCTGTCCAATGATAGGAAGCTTGCGGACTTTAATCATTAGAGTTTTAAGGTAACCATTGCCGTGGAACACATCTTGGTATTCCTCGTACATTTCTTCTAGGGAACGGAGCTTTCCCGCAGATATACAATTCGCGGCAATGGCATCATCACAAGTATGTGCAATCGAATATCGTATCTGCTTAAAATTGACTTCCTTTTGTTCCTCTAATGATTGTGTAATTTTTTTGAGGGAGTCATTTATCTCCGAAAGAGTAGCATCGTGCGCTTTCAGAGTTTCTTCAAGATTCTCATTCTTTTCTTGGTACTCCTTATACTTCGTGAACCCCTTGTATAACTTTGTCACGCCAGCAACAATCGCCGTAGCAATAGCGATAATTACAATTCCCCAACTAACTAATGTACCAACAGGGAGCTGCGCGAGCAATCCCCATACGGCTTGTGTGTCCACTGTATTATCCTCCTATCTTATGCGACAAGCGCGTTCCATGTATTTTTGCCGACAATGCCATCGACAGTTAATCCTTTTGCCTTCTGGAATTTCTTCACGGCGGCAAGGGTCTTTGCTCCAAATATGCCATCAACAGTACCACAGTTATATCCAAGAGAATTAAGAGTAGTCTGCAATGTTTTGACGTATGTGCCGCTAGAACCATTACGCAAAGTAGGATAACCAGATGCAACCTTAGAAGTAGAAACAGTTGAAGTATTCTTAACCGCAGAGCTGCTATTCAGAGCTTTCCATGTATTAGGCCCAACAATGCCGTCAACTTCGAGATTATTCTTTTGCTGGAACAGCTTCACAGCCGCCAGTGTTGCCGCGCCAAAATCGCCATCAACACCAGAAGAACCGCAAGAATACCCGAGCTCAATCAACCTAGTTTGAAGTTTCTTAACATAGGTGGAATTACTAGAGCCAGAACGTAAAGTAGGATAATCGGAAGATGTAGAGTTGGAAGTATTATTAGTCGGCGCAATACTAGTAGGAGGCAGAGTTGTTAAGCTACCATATTTAGGGATAGCAAATCCGCGCAGATAACGCCCATTGACTTGAATCTGTCGTACCTTAACACTGTCACTGTAATTTCCTTCTATGACATAAATGGTTGTACCAACAACCTTTTGAACTATGCCAATATGATCTGCGCCGCCAGTATTATCAGTGCTTGCATAATTAGAACCATCGTCCCAATCATAAAGAGCAATATCACCAGCAGTAGGAATGTAATTCTCGTTCTCGTGCCAAATGCCTAGTTCTTTACATAGATCAATATAGCGCCCACATCCACATTCACGAGGGATGATCGTATCTGCCAGTTTAGCAACAATAGCCATAGCAGAAACGTATGTGGCGCACCATGCGTCGCTATACGTAACCTTGTATCCAACTGGCAGAGGCGTTTCCCCATTGTAAATATCAATGATTTTCTTATGCGAACCATCGGCCTCGTTATAACCCAGATATTGCTCGCAAATGCTAACAAAGTATGCTCTCCACGCGGCTTCAATTTCCGCAGCCGTAGAAGTCTTTGATGCACTATTGTCCTCAGTCTTTGTTTCCGCGCCAAGCTTATTTAATCCAGCGGCCTTAATTACAGCAGGATAATCCTTATAAGCATAGTTCATATCAAAGTTGCCAGAGCAATCGCTGATTGTCCCCTCGCTTGAATACTGCCAAAGCCCACACTCAATAGAATGAGACTTAGACCACTGAGCAAGCCATAGATCGTATTTGCCAGTCAGAGAAGAGAATCCCTTATTCAGATAGTCAATATTTGTATAGTTGGCAGGGAAGTAGCCGCGCTCTTTCACCCGCGCCATAAACGCATCCCCCATCTGAGTAATCAAAGCATTGGTTGGAGTTGCGCCATTCTTCACCGCATTGTTATAGCTATCGTACTCATAGTCAAAACAAATAGGATAGGTGAACTGTACGCCAGTAGATTCAATTGCATTGCAGATATAATCAGCCTCCGCCTTTGCTTCTGCAACAGTGAGAGCATAGCTAAACCAATACGCGCCAATTGCCACGCCAGCGGCGCTGGCGTTTTTCGCGTTATTGATAAAGGTATTATCAATGTGGTTTTTACCATACCCGGCGCGAAGGATAGCAAAATCAATTCCAGCAGCCTTGATCTTCGACCAGTTCAATGAACCATTCCAGGTAGAAACGTCAATGCCTTTTGCTAAAATTTCGCCCATTGTTTCGCTCCTTTCTATAAAATATAAAAGCGACGCTTTCACGCCGCCCCTTGTCATATGTCAAGTAGTTTGACAATTATTCAGCCGCAGTTTCCTCGGCCTTCGGTTGTTCCGCAACAATCTTGCGGAGAGATTTCAAAGACTCATTAATTGTATCGTCAATAAATGATATAATAGACTCTTGGTCTGTAACTTTCGCCAGCACAGGATATTCAGCGAAAATCTTCTGGATAACCTGGGAACGCTTAATGCTTCCAGCTTTCGTCCATGTTTCATAATCTACTTCTGCATCTGTAATCCATTTTAGCATAGACTCTTTGATTTGAGATTTCGCGGCCTCGACACGTTCCGCTTTGGTCTTCTTCATATAAGACTTAATCTTCTCCCAAAGAGCAACCGCCAGACCAATGATAATAATAATCGAACTCCAATTATCATTCAAAAATTGGAGTGTGTTTTGAATACCAGTCAACATCTTGATATTCCTCCATTATAAAATTGTACTTTCATTGGCGGTAACTCCGGCAGCAATAATCGCCGCCAAAGTGTCACCATTGATAGACGAATTATTATTCTCGTCATCTAATTCATCGTCTGTGACTTTGCCCATGCGCATACTCATTTTGTCGCGCTCAAGAATATTCTTTTCTTGTTCTTTTTTTCCGTGAAATGCTTTTAGACAGTAGATAGCGTAGACTAACACTTGCGCCGCAATATCAGAGATCAACACGCCAAGATATGATAAATCAGAAAAATGCCACATGGCAACTAACGCATACGCCACAATAACATTAAGAAGAAGGAACAAGTAAATGGCAATCATCTTACTCGTTTCCTTCTTCTTAGGAGTCTCATATTTGGCACGTTCTTGTTTCAATTCATTGATACGTTGCGCTTGTTTGTTACGCTCTCTAATCTTTCGTAATTTACGGTAATATCGAGCGTCGGTCATGGCTATCACCGCCTATGAGGATGTTTCTTTTCAAAATAGTCTAGGATATTACAAGCTAGCTGTGCAGCTTCGCCGCGAGTCAGAGGCTCATTAGGGCGGAAATTGCCCTTATCGTCGCCAATCATAATTCCTAGCTCAGAGACACGTTTGATTGCCTCACCATACCACCGCGTATAATCCACATCGGGAAAAGTTTTCATATCAACTACCTTCTTTCTGTTTTTCGTTTTCATCTTCAATCATCCATTCCAATACAAACATTTGCTGAGAAGTCAATGTGCCAGAAATAAATGTTTCCTCGTTTACTCGCATGATGGGAATATCACATTCGATTTCGCCATATGGTTTCAATTCATCGACAAAATCTGCGAATTTATCATTATCAATAGTAAACCTACCATCTGGCAAAACCTCACCATATTTTCTAGCAAGAGTTTCGCGCATTTCACAAAACTCTGTGAGTTCATCTAAGAATTTGCGGCGATTTTTCGCAATAGCAAATCCGAGTTTTCCTTTTTCATTTGCTTCCGATAAAACTTCTAGGCTGTTAAAAGCCTCTGAATTTTTAAAAACCATTATTATACTCCTATTTATACTTTAAAAGCAATAATTCTTGTTGGTATAGCATAAGTATCACTCGATTCAACTGAGTTACTTGCATATGCCCTAGTCGCTCCGCCAAATGTAATTCTGTTATTCGAGAAATTAAAACTAACCTCTCTATGCACAGAACTAACATATCCAGATGAACCAGTGAACCAAGACATATTCAAAAAAGCAACCACGCTAGAATCGCTAGTACGATATACAATACAAGAACTTCTATCATTGGTGTATGTGGTACTCCAACAAAATTCTACAATAAACATATTATAATTAGACATGGCAGTATTTGTTGTATATGTTCCGCTTGATACGGAACTAGAAGGGGAGCTATTTGTATAAAGAATAGTTGGAACACTCCAATACGTTATATCCTTATAAGAAATCCCCGCATTATAGAGTCTCAATACACCATAATCATTATCCGAATTATTATTTACAAACATTGCCGCCCTATTACTGCCACTGGCGTTATACAAATCTAATTCTGCGCCAACATCATATGTAAATAGTCTCGTTCCAATTACACCAGAACTATTATACATACGCAAAACAGTATTACTGCTTGTGTTTGCCGCGCCAAAATAAATGCTGCTACCAGTATATCGCATATGCCCATCCGCTAAATACAAATCTCTTTCGGATGAATTATATGTGCTCGTCATTCTTACACCAGTATCAGTAACTATGATATACTGTGAACCATCACTATTTGATAAAACAATTCCATTCGTGCTGGCAGTTGTTCCATCAAGGAATCCTTGAGAGCCGTACATAAAACCAACATAGCCACCAATGGTTGATGAGGAAGCGCTTTGATAAACTTTTAATGCGCCGCCAATACTCAAATCGCCGCTAATCATGCCAGCGCTTGCATAGACTGTACCATATATGATAGCGTTACTTGCTTGTAATAGTCCAGCAGATGAAACCGTAAATCCAGTTGCGTCGCTTGCGGGAGTAGAACCAATAGTCCCATCTTTTTGAATATAAACCGTTAAATCAGGTTTGTCAGATAGAGAAGAATAACTTCCAGATGTAGCAACCGAGGCAAGGCCGGACACGCTACTTGAAGCAACAGTAACCCCACTACCAAGTGTTAAAGATGTTGCATAAATTGAACCATATATAACCGCATTACTTGCCGTTAAGAGTCCGGCAGAGGATACTTTAAACCCAGTGGTGGTAGAGCTTGGAGTCGAACCAATAGTTACGTCTTGTTGCACATACACGGTTAAATCAGGCGTACTAGAAATCTTATTATATGGAATAGTAACATTACTTCCCAATGTCAGTGACGTTGCCGTGATCTCGCCAGAAAACACACCACCACTAGCATATACAGTACCGTCATTCTTCACACCAAATTTCGAGCCAATAGCAAAACGCAAATTAGATCGAGATGTACCGTTAATTGATCTTGTGAAATCCGATGTAGATAAAGTAACGTCACCAGCAGATGTTCCAGTGTTTGCAGTACCAGAATAAATTCCGCCAGATGTAATGACCCATCCAGAAACTCCGCCAATGTAGCCGGATGTTGCCGTGATTGATCCAACAATGCTCACATTACCAGATGTATCAGCGGTAAAAACGGTATTAGTGCCATTTTTAATTGTGATACCAATATTCGTAATTGCTACACTATTGCCCTCATTATAAATTCCAAGGCTTTCACCAAGGATCAAATGACCCACCAGCTTGTCCGCAATAACACCGTATCCTTCTTCGGTTTGTTTGGTTGAAGGATTGTAAAATGTAAAAGCGCCAATACCAGCTTTTGAAGTAAGCCAATTATCATCTGTAACATATAGCCCACGATTTATAATCTTTAACTGCCGATCATCATAATTATCGTCTATAGAGCTATATTCTCTAAGTAATAACCCATATCTATCCCATGTCACATTCTGATTATCTGCACTATTGACAATTTGTGAAGTTGTTAGAGCTAAACCTTTATTGACCCAATTCTGAACAACTGACGCAGAATTATTTCCTCTCGTTGCCTGTTTTTGTACCGCGCCATATGAGCTTGCCATACTTGCAGCACTATTTATAACACTTGGGGCATCACTTCCAAGTTTTTTATCTTCATACATAACATCAGAAAATGTTATTGAAAGATTTTCCAACTGATCGTAATTTATTTCATAATCCAACAATCTTAATTTGTATATCTCATCATCGACTTCAATTCTTATCCAATTACCAACTTCAAAATGATCTCGAATTGGTGCGAACTCAGGCATGGCTAGCAAATTCTTTAATGTTGCAGATATACTATGTTGATTTGTAGCAGATGTTTTAATCTCTTTTTCTGCTACTTCCATAAATTGTTGCGCCATTAAAAATAATTCAGATGTGTTAAGCCCGTCTGATATATAGTTAGAATTTGTATAAGTATCTTCACGACGATATGCGGCAAATTCCTTCCACAATGTATCACCGATAAACGCTTCAAAATTAAGCGCTGATTGGATAGCCTCAATCCTTGCATAAAGAATTGTCTGCATTCCATTTGTTTGTACTTGCCCGCTTTCATTATACACACCATATATCGTGGCAATTTCATTTTCTCTTGTTACCATCTCTGCTTGAATTAATCCAAGCTTTTGATAATATGGTAAATAAATCGTGTTATACAAATTTACAGACGCGCTTGCCCAATTTGATGGATTGGCAATTCCTTGTTCAACAAGAATATCAATACAACCCTGGCAACACTTTTCAAGATTACTCAAATTATCTAAACTATGCTGTTTAAGGAAATTTGCAAATGTAGTATTAGAAACAGATGGCTTAAACATATCAACAATATCTGTAATATCACTATCATTATCAAGCATCTTGCCAATCTTTTGACTTACATATGTAGCATAATCAGAATTAATTGAAATTGTAATTGTGCCAGTTGTATATGTATCTTCTTCATTTGAATAGCTAGTAACCTTAATTGCGCCCACCCATGTGCGTGTTGACGAGCTACTTGAATATGCTGTTAAGGTTGCTCCATCAACAATTTTCACTTGATAACGAGAGTCCACAATAACTCGCGCCATACCTTGTACGGCGTTCGATGCGGTTGACACAGAACACGCTTGCAGATTAGTAACCGCAACGGGCGATAGATTACCAGCAGTTAGCAAGGCTACTTGAGCCGCAGCCGTTGTATTTGATAACTCAGCATTTGGCATCATACTTGTCTGAAGGAACAAGTTGAAGTCAATCGTATTATATAGAGCCGCCATAAGTTCGGCATAGCCAGTGAGCGTAGCGGCAATAGGAGATAGATCGTCCATTCCAAGACTATATTGTGCATTAAGCGCAATATACTTATTTAACAGAATATTATATGCTGTGCGAATAGAGTTTGTCGGAGTATATGTTACAGTTTTTTGATATGATTCATATAATGTATCATATGTTTCTAGCTTGCTTTGAAGTGCGGTAGACATATCCTCGCGCACATCATCTGATATATACCAAATATAATCAGAGCCATTCGGATTGCAGTTGCGAATCGTTGCCGTCATTAGATCGTCGCCAGCTTCTAACTTAAAACAATTCTTCACGCTATCTGTATCAGTCGAATACTTTATATTATCAGCTAGATTATCAACAGAAACGAATATGGTGGTATCATCACCATAACCAGAAATAATATTCGTACCGCCGCAATTTGTACACGTTCCGTTGAACTCACCTCGTGTGCCACAATCGCTGCAATAATCCTTTAGATCATAAACACGAATTGAACGTTTCACTAGATTATTACTATCCAAGGTACAACGTACATCAAACAGACAATCATATTCTTCTTCAATTTCTATAAAGGCATCATATATACTCTTTCCATCAAAAGAAAAAGTCCGTTGTATTCCGGCGATAGTGGGAGATACATATTCAATTGAATAGTGTGGGGCTTTCTCTAAAATCCTATCAAGCATTGAGGCATTGCTATTCTGGTCGTTGTATAAAACTGTTATTTCATAATCGTCTCTCGCAATATCTGTTTCAGTATTAATTTCAATATTATGTAATAGAATTTGAGAAAGTTCACATACACCAAGAGAATAAGCAGAGATTGATTTGACTGTTTCATCAGATTCTTCTAAATTTAAAACAATCTCATAAAACATTTCATATTCAGGACAATAGATAAGTTTGAAATCCTTTATTTGTTCCCAATATACTTCACAATCATTTTTATAAACACTAAACGTTGTTTCGGATGTGTGCATAGTGTCTTTAAATTTGATTTCTTTCGCTGGCAACTGACATATACGTTGCCCGTTTCGCCGCGTTAAAATATAAGTAGGGTCTTCTACTCTATTCAGATTATCAAGTTTAATCTTACTCATTCATGCCCTCCTTATATACAGTCTTTGATAATTGGATCAAATGTTATAGAAATTGTACACGGTGCATTTACTACAATCACATTCCTATTATCATCATAGTTGTTCCCGATTTTCAAAAACTTGAAATTAAAATCCGTTGCTATATCATGTGATGCAGAAGTTGTTTCAATAATCTTTGTTTGACCGCGCATTGTAATAACTTCGCCGACGGCGCAATTTGTAATGGTAGTTGTTGTACTTTCTAATATGTTCTGGATTGTATATGTCCCTGCTTGTCCGCAAGTAAGAACAACATCTGGATAGATATAACCAACGTCATCTGACGGGTCATATACATTATCTGTATAGCTATCCGCCGTACAATCAGCAAAATCAATCCAGTTGTAGTAATTCGACACATAAGCATCGCCAGTGTTTTTGTTGATATATATTTTCCCTGTATTCGCAGATGCAATATACCCAGCAGTTGTTGGTACACCATAACCATATATTATTGTTGGTGTACCAGAAGTTAATCTTGTTATACGGGCGACAACGCCACTTTCATTTGGGTACGTAAAACTTGCTGTGCCAGAAGCGGTTATATTAAATATAATACTATAGATAGTATTGAGCGAGTTTTGCGAGCTACTATCATTACTACCGCTATACACGACAGAGCCGCTAACAGCTCTTGTGGCGGCGGTTTCATATGTTACATTAAAAATTATTACATCATCAGAACTAACACTAATGTTGCTCGTTACATAATAGTTTATTCCACCACTCGTAGTTGTCGATGTATTAAACGGCACGTTCGCCGCAGTGTATTGAACGCCTGTTAAATCAAATGTGCGTTCGCAACTACTTGTGTCTATTAATTTAGTAATTCTTTCGGCGTAACCAAACGGTTTATCCGTTGTCATTTCTAAAGTAATACCCGCCAATTTTTCGCCAATTAAAATTTTCGATAGATTGAAACTGGATTTATAAAAGCATGGCTCGCGGTCATAATCATCGTCTTCGTACAAAGCTTGAAATAGACAAAACTCGCCGCGATTAAGCCATCTCGCGATATCTCTATATTCATCACTAGAAATATACATATCTTTTTGATCGTATTTATCAGGGTTTTTGCAAATATCAAATGTTGCTTGGATTGTGCCGCTAAAATCAGCGCTGGTCAATGTATTGCTTTTGCCATGATTAGTCGATACCAATTTGAAATCAATTTGTGAACCTACTGACACATTATTCGCGCCAGAAGCATTTCCAAAGTCGCAGATGATGAAACCAAAATCACTTAGATATTGACCATCATATTCAAAGTCTAGTGCAAGCATTTAACTTCACCCCTTTATTTTAGAAATCTGTTCTCCCATCTCTTTTTCATATCTCGCCTTGAGTTCTTTAATTTCTCCAACAACAGTAAGATAAGCATGTTGATATTGCCGCGCCTCTGCAATAATATCAAGATACTCTTTCTGTGTACTTTCAACGCTCGCTTGTAAAGTTTCAATCATTGTATCTCTGTGTTGGATTTTCTTTTTTAACAGTTCGTTTTCTATATGTAGATTCCTATTCTCAAGCTCTAACTCTCTTAGTCTTTCTTCCATAGTTCTACCTCCCCATTATACAAAGAGGGAGAGGTAGAACTTAAACCTCTCCCTAAAATCTTATTCTATATTTGTCCATTGAGCTTCGCCCAACTAATTTATTAATGCTCATTGCCTCGATAAGTTTTTCAAACTTCTTATCACTCTGCATCTGCCGTACAAGATCGTTGTAATCTTGAACATGGTCTATCTCAATATTCAAATTAATATCGCCAATATTAGTTCCAGTATCCGCGCCAGAACCAAGACGTGAAAGAACGCTTGAAGCTATATCGGCTGCTTTATCAGAGTAAGAGTAGCTATAATTGCCGCCATTCAACAGTGATAATGGCTGTTTAGCAATCGCCCTTAGAGAATCACGAAGATTAACAAAGTTCTTAGTATCTTCCGCGTCAAGAACGGTTTCCGGCCTTCCGGGAGTACCGTCCAACCACGCAAGTCCAGTAAAGTCAACTTCGCCGCCGCGTTTATAATTCTTAAACTTCTTGCGCATTTCTTTGTAGCTGTAGCCTTTGGGACTATAGCTAGAAGTATAAGAATATCCTTTATTAACAATGGTCTGAATCCCGTTTCCAGAGCCAAACACTTCTGTCAGTCTATTGGCGCGGGTTGGGTTTGTACTCCACCCATAGTTACCATTCCAAATAGCCGCCGCAACGTGTTTCTTAATGCTGTCTGTTAATGTTGGCGCAGTAAAAGTAGAAGTTGTCTCTTTCTGCTCTTCCTTCTTTGTAGACTCACCATTCTGAGTAGCTGGAACAACAGACTTATCAACTTCTGTAGTAGTAGCAGTTGCCGCAATTTTCGCCGTTGCTTCTTCTTCGCTCTTCTTGATTAAGCCATCTGTATATGCTTTGATACCATTGATCGCAGCATTAGTTGTAGTCATAGTAGAAGTGAAATTATTGCTATACGTCGTAATCGCACCAGTTGTAGCGAGGATTCTTTTTGCGACAGAGTTATCATCTTCGCCATTCATGGCCTTTTTCAACAATTCAGCATCGGCGCTAGATAATTGCCCCTCTGTAATGAGTTGGTTGATTAGCTTTGTCGCAAGGCTATTGTCGCCGCCATTAATAGCATTTTTCAATTTCTCAGCATCCGCCGCAGAAAGTTTACCTTCAGATTGAAGTGTATTGATGAGCATATTGGCGAGACTTCCAGAATCGCCGCCATTAATAGCCGCCTTAATATCTTCCGCTGTAGTTGCGGCCTGTTTCCATAACGTTGACAGTTCGCCGGAAATTGTATATCCGACAGATTTCGCCGCGTCATTTATGGTTTTGTTAATTGTGTCAGCGTTAAAATTAACATCATCTGTTAATTCGCTTATCAGCAAATCAACATCATCAAGCCGTGTGTTCAGAGTAGTCTCATACTCCAAGTACAAATCATCTAGGAGCTTCTTTTGATCCTTAATATACTGATCGTATTGAGTTTCCTCTAATTCCTCTTGCGCGTCGATTAACTCTTGATTGAGTTTCTGTAGCCGCGAAATATTTTCCTCCGAAGAGTCACCTCCGTAGGCCGTAATCTGCTTCTGAATTGATGCAATATTCGCGGTCTGTTTCTCGATATTCTTACGATAGTCATTGAGTGACTTCGCCGCATCTAACGAATCCTCATAGGAATCAATCAACTCTTTTAGCGCATCAAGCTGGGCTTTAATACCTTCCTCGACAAGAGCAACCATAGCGTCCTTTTCATCGTTGGCCGCTTTTATAGAGTCTTGTTGCAGTTTGAGTAATTTTTCTCTCTGCGTAATAAGGTCGGTATTATATGGGTCTTTCGCTATGTCCTCGTTGATCTTCTTGATTTCCTTGGCATACTGGTCGGCTTGGTTCATGTAGATGTTATAATTCATACCATGCAGACCAAGATTGGTTAGGCCAGTATCGGTAAAGTTACCCTGTTTATCTACATTATCACCAGTTAATAAACTCATTAGGAAATCACTTTCCTGAGTCATTTGTCCAATTCGATCTTGCGTGAAACTAAAGTAAGACCATTCAAGCTCGCGCATAGTCTTAGCATATTTGGCCAGCGAAATATCAGCTTCATCCAAGGCTTCCTTAACCTTGTTGATATTTATTTGCATCTGGTTAAATGCTTCGCTGCCTTCTTCGATTTCGCCGCTATTAACAGCCTCAGACATGGCGCGAGTTAGCTCTTTCAGCTCTGCTTCGAGAACTTCTTTATTCTGTTTCTCTGCTTTCTGAAGGGCAGTATAATAGGAAGTAGCCGCCAGTCGGCCACGTTCCTCTAGCAAATCAAGACCATTATTGTAGGTTGTTGCCAAATGGCCGATTAAATCAAGCTGTTGCTCAAAATCCGTTTGGGCGCGAGTAAAGTTTTCCTCATAAAGAGAGGCAAGGGTTTCATGGAGCGTATCAACAGCTTTTGAACATTCTAATGATTTCTCATACCACTCTTGATACTTTTTGATAAGCTCCGCCGTTGCGTCATCGTAATCGTTGATATCAATAATACCTTCGCGTACTTTTGCCGCCAAATCAGAAGATAATCCAACAGAGTTTGCTTGTTGTAGATACCTCTCTGCGGCGCGAGTTTGTAGATCAATCTCCTGCGCAACAAGCTCGATCTCGTCATATGTCGCCGCCATCCGGCCTTTGAGTGACAAATATGTACTATCGGCAGTTTCTTTCAAATTAGAAATTGCGTCCTCAATACGATTAATCGCAATTTCGATCCAGTCGATAGTTTCTAAATCATCCGAAGAAGATGAACTTGAAGAGCTAGAAGAACTGGACGATGAACTACTAGAAGAACTTTTTGAAGAGCTGCTACTTGATGAAGTAGACGACGTTCCACTATACCCCGTAGACTTTCCACCGCTTAAACTATATGTCGTATAACCAGAGCGGCCAGCGGCAAATGCTGGGATCGCATCACTGAAATCATTGTTCGCTAGTATCTTTCTGGTTTCCGCCGCTGTATAAACAACGTCGCCTTTATTCAGGTGCCCAAGAACGGGGCCATTAACGCCCGCCAAATATGCACTACCATTAGATACGACCAACTCTGGCTTGGGAGTTCCAGATGGTGAGTATTCGTCGCCAAGTAGGGAAGTACCAGACTTGGCATATTTGGTGCCAGCCGCGTTAGATTGCACATTTCTTGTATTAACAGTTATAGTGACAGTCTTACTCTGAATACTGGCAATATAACTCCGCAAAGCAAGCACATTCGCCCTGGCTGTTCCAGTATTATCTAGAACAGTTGCTTGAGTATTTTGTGGCAAACCATTAAGTAGATCATAAATAGCCGTAATTTGCGCATTAGCATCATCTGTATTACCATTGAGTATAGCTTGCCAATCTGTTCCAACCAATTCTTCTAGTTGTGTTTTGGTAGCATCAATAGCAATCGTGGCGGGGCCGTTATCGGTATCAATAGTGATTTCTATTGTCGTATCACCGGAAGCGCCGCCAACGTCAATACCTTGACTTAATGTTTCTTTCGCGTTATTATAGGCTTCAATAACAGCTTGTGTAGATTGATCAAGAGCTTCGGCAGAAGCGTCGAATGTTCCCGTTTCAATCGCGGCAACATCTAAATCTGTTCCATCAAGAGCCTGTTCCAGCGCCATATTTAGCGCAGCAAGTTTTTCCTCGGTTGTGCCAGCCTCGTTTGCGATATTCTGCATAAACGAGATAACATCTTCCGGGGTTTGAAGGTCGATCTCATGGAACTGCGCAGCTCTCATGATAAGGTCATATAATGCGCCTTCGTCAATTTCGAGCCATTCAGCTAGCTCGGCCAGATTTGCGTTATCAATGTCAAAGGTAAGTTCTCCGTCCGCGTACTCAAACTCATTGAATAGAGCGGCAACCTCCGGGTGGAGATCAACCATCTCTTGCAGATCGGTTAAGAAAGCATCCGTGCCAGAGTAATCGTCGCCAGAGAACCATGCGTTCTTAGCTTCAACCCAGCCCCAAAGAGCATCGGCATTGTGGGACTCGATCATCTCCATTGGAGCGCCCATGGCCTCGGCAATATCCCAAAGGTTAGACTCGCTACCAATTAAGCCACCCTCGAACATCTCAAGCATCTTGCTCATACCAGAAACACGAGAATCCCAACCAGCGTCGTTATTCTCATTCATAGCATCATTCAACGCCGAGATTGCATCGTTAGAGGCGTTGATCGCGTCGGATAGTGAGATATACTTATCGGATAGACTTTCTATGTATTCACTTGTTTCCGATGCCGCCTCAGAAGCATTGTGTAAGTATTCGCTGATTTGATCTAAATTCCATCCAGAAATATCCTGGTTTTGCATTAGATCAAACAAATCTCTTAATTCATTAACGCTTAAATGACTAAGAAAATCATTCCAATCTCCCCAACCAACATCAATATTGTCTGGTTTGAGTTTACGAAGTTGACTTAGAACTTCATCAACATCAATCGCGCCAATAGCAGAATTGATTGTATTAGCCAGATCATCAACAGATATTCCGGCTTCATCAGCCGCCGCCGCAAGTTCTGGAAACAGAGTTCTTAACTCGCCGCCACTCATTCCATTCATCGTGTCGGCAAGCTCTTTAGCATCATCTACCATTTTAGAAATAGAAGAATCAGATATGAACTCGCTTATCTTTCCTTGCGCTCTTGCAAATTCATCATCACCATATAGGATATAATCATATAAAGCATCAATCCGTTCAACATCTTCCTGATAATCTTCATATCCGTATATAGATGTATAGAAATCGTCTATTTGTGGCCGATAAGTTGTTACTTCATTCTGCCAATAGAGCATAGCCTGATAAGCGTTTTGAGCTGCTGCGCTATTCTTATCAACTATGCCTTCATATTCTGCCGCTGCTTCATTTGCTTTCTTTTGCGCTCGATAAACATAATCAATAATATCAATGTGTTCATTCGCAGCGCCAGCACCACCAGCTAAAAAATCATACCAATGTTGCTCTCCGCCGTAATTTCCTGCGGTATTCCAAAGAAAGCCTTGATTATTTACCGCATCATGAGCATCACTAGCAGCTTGCATACCTTGTTTACGAGCATCTTCTTCGCGCAATGCGATTTCACGCTCAAGCAAAGCATTGGCCGTTTCAAGCTTTGTTAATTCCTGTTGTTCAACTAGGGTTAGAGAACCTTTCGCTTTCAGTTCATCAATGCGATCCTGAGTAGTTTGAAGTTCTCCATTAAGATTATCAATTTCAGATTTCGTCTTTTCATAGGCTTGACGAGATTCCTCTGCCTTTTGAGTTGCTTCTGAAAACGAAACAACAATAGAATCTATGACAATCGCCGTAGCCGCTAGTGCCGCAATAGCAATAGCCGCTGGGCCAAGTACAGCAACAAAAGTTTCAGCCGCTGCCGCCGACATTCCGAACCCATTAACTAGAGCTGCCGCCATTGACGAACCAGCAGTTTGTACCCCTTTCATTACTGTCAATCCAGTACGGAGTGTAGTAACGAAAGTTTTAATATTCAAATTGTTTGTCATATGTATTTCTGGTTACATATTAAGGAGGTACATTTATGCAATATTCAATCGCAGATGAAATTAGAAAACTAAAAGACCTTGCAGATGAAGGCATAATCACTCAAGAGGAATTTGAAACACAGAAAAAGAAAATTCTTAACAATGATGTTTCAGACACTCAATCTAATCCTGCAAACATTCCGGCAATAGAAGAACTCTATAAGGTTGTTTTAAATGAAATTCCAACAAAATCTAAAGAGGCAACCATTAAAATGATCTGCATTACAAATTCAATTGGTTACAACGAAGCATGGGCCATGGCTACCAATCCGCCAACAGTAATACGAACAGGCATGAATATCACACAGGCCGAAAGTTTGGCGGCAAAGTATGAACAGCTAAAATGTAATGTATCTATTGAGCTGGACAATAATGCAATGCAAGTAGAGGCGCGGCGTAAAGCAACCATATCTAAAGATATGGAAAATGAAGATAAATTGCGCTGTCCTAAATGCGGCTCTTTTGCAATTACAACTGGCGCACGAGGCGCTAATTTCACGTTTGTTTTGTTCGGCGCTTCAAAGACCGTCAACCGATGCGGCAAATGCGGATACACATGGAGTCCGGCAACAGGGAGGAAGGTCTAAATCTTGCGCCGCAATAAAAATTTTAACCACTACATATAGTGTCAATGAATTATACCACACGCAATATATAGTATTATTTTGCCGATAAAATTTGTCTTTTAACTAATATAAATACTAATACATCTAGTATTATTAACTAGATGTATTTTTTTCTCCATCCAGAAAAACAACCAAGGAGAAGTGGCTGATTTATTTTACAAACTCTATGCTACTTCTAACATTGGAATGCCGTGCTGTTGCCAGCGAGCATAGAACTATCGCCGCCAAATAAATAAACTCGACAATAGTAATTTCGACTGTATATCACGCTTAATCAAAATAATGTTTGACAAATATAAAATAGTCATGTATAGCAAATAATAATGATAGCGAACCCCCTTACAGTCAGTGTGCCTTCCCGTTTTTCGCGCCAAGTAGATACTTGCCCAAGGCGAAACAGTCCCGATCATAAGAAGGGGAGAGGGGCTTGGTGGCGGACTACTCATTGTGATAACCTTTAGCATTATGATTTAGCATGGGTCATCCGCTGTTTCTTTCTGCCTTTCGGCGGCTGTCACGCTCATCCGTTAGGATCACGTTGTAGCACAGCGGCATTAGAGCTTCCCCGCAGTTTGAGGGTTTATGCAAAACAGGCTTGCGCCTGTAAAGGGCAATTTTGTTTACCAAAGTTTTTGATTAGGGCGACTAATCCGCCAGCTCCGGCCAGAGCCGCAAGAGTTCCACCGGGGCCGAGTTTTTCAGTGATCTTGTCAACCACTTCGAGGATAGAGGTTAGAGCTTCTACCGCATTTCCTATATCTTCGCGTGGGAACAAATTCTGAATTATTCCAGTTCCAGTCTCTTTGAGAGCATTTAGTTTATACTCAAGAGACTCCATAATAATAGACATCTCTGCGTCGGCATTGCCAGCAGAGTCCTCCATTTTAGACATGGCTTCTTCTGCCGCGCTAAAGTTTTGTAGGATCGCCGCACCGATCTGAGCACGAGTTTTACCGAATAGTTTCTCTAAGAGTCCTGCTTGCTGTTTATCGGTGAGATCGTCCCAAATGTATGAGATGTCGCGCAAAATCTCATAGGTGGATTTGTATGTATCCGCATCCTCCATAATCGAGATTTTACCATTTGTAAGTTCCGAAATGTCAGATTTAATATTAACTAGGCTTTCGTCCAGTTGCTCGGTTTCCTCATCCATTCCGCGAATACGCATTGAAATTGTGCGCAAACCGTTACCAACCTTGCTGGCATTCTGCGTAATCTCAGTACCAGCCGTAATAAGGGCAATCGTTTCTTCTAGCGTATTGTTCGCTGCCGCCATAGCAGATGATGAGTTCATAAGACCTTCGGAAAGGTCAGCGTTTGAAAGCGCAAAGTTGTTACCAACAATATTAATCTTCGACATGATGCCATCTAGCACTTCGTTAGTCTGCACATCAAATGCTTTCATAACACTAACAAGAGTACCAGTTGAATCATCAATGCTCATGCCAGGAGAGATAGATGCAAACTGCGCCGCAAGCTTTGACATTCTAGTAGCATCTTCATAACTACCATATCCAAGGCGGCTCCAATCCGCGCTTGTCTGAATAATCTCTTGTGTTGTGCGGCCTAGTTGTTTCGCTATCTCATTAGCATCATAATAATAACTAGACAATTCGCTGCCAGTCATTGAAGAAGTTTTCTGAAGGTCAACTAACGCCGTGTCTAATTCAACAACTGTATTGATAGCTTCTTTAACTTCCGACGCAACTTTGCGGATCGCCATGGCTACGCTTGTGATGCCGATAGTCTGTAAAGCAATATTCTTTAATGAAGTTGCAAAAGTATTGGTAGTTAATCCTGCGGCCTGGGCCTCGGATTTAATTTTTGCAAACTCATCTCTAACCTGAGTTAATTTACCAGCATCAGTATTATTGTTTAGCTGTTGTTGCAACTGTCTAAGTTGATCGCCATACTGTTGTGCAGCTTTAGTATTCTTCTGCATCCAACTTTCTATCTGATTAGAAAGCGTCGCAGATTTAGTAAGAGTCTGTTGCTCTCTGGCGACTTGTCTTAATGCGTCAGCTCTTTCTTTTTCTGCGCGAGCTGCCGTCTGTGCAGCTTCGCGTTCTAGCCTTGCCTGTGTGCTAATCTGTGTATTAGTGACAGATAGTATTTGATTAAACCGTTGCGCTGCGGCAACACGGTCTGAATCTGCAATGTTAGCATTATTCACAGTGTCAAATGCTGCCTGTAAGCTACGCATATTAGCCTGTAAGGAAGAAGATACATTTCCTAACTTATTAAACTCATTCATCGTACTAGTGAGTTTAGCTTGCAAACCACTAATGTTTAAGCTTGAAAATGAGTTTGTTAGGATTCTATTAATATCATTCCCTGCGGCCTGGGCCTTGGCTGTCAAACCTTTAAAATCAAACGCCTTACTAGTATCAACTTTAAGGCCCATATTATTAAGAGCGCTTTGAATTGCGCGAGTAAATGCAGCAGTATCGCCAATTTTAACGTTACTTAATTTAATCTCAGTATTGCCTAATTTTTTAATCTGGCTTTCTACTTGTGATAAGTTATTAAGTTTGGCCGTTATTTTGGCGGTAAAATCACTCATAATAATTCCTCCTTTCCTCAAAAATTAGAGTGACATTATTATGAAGAATTTTTATAAGTTATCTAAACTGTTCTGTTGAACTTGTTTAATTCCTTCAGCGCCAAAATATTTTTCAAATTGCTCTTCGCTTGGAGTATCATCGTAAAGCTTTACCATGTCGGCAGAATCCCATCCAACTATATCTTGAATTACACTATCTGGAATACCATACTCTTTCAGCCTTGTTGTAAAACGATGTCTCATAGAGTGCCAGTAAAATGGTTTCTTCAATTTGGCAGAAAACGTTTGCGCCAATGAATCCATCAGAGATACATCAATTTGTTCATCTAACCATTCGCCATTTTTATATTTCGGGAATAGCCAATCGCTCTCAATACCAAGCTTTTCTCTTTCCTTGAGCCACATATCTAAATATGGCTTAAATGGTTTCGCAAGAGTGTAAAGATCAAGTAACTTACCTTTTGATCCGCGTCCTTTGGTTGTAACTTTCTCTGGTGTTTTGTATAATGCGCCGCTACAAATTAGATTTTCATCATTAAAATAAGATACCTTAAATCTAGGTATCTCTGATTTGCGGCGACCGCCATTCATTGCCAAAGATAGCGCACACGCTTTCATATAATCTTTTCTTTCAATAAGTTGATCTAGCAACCCTTGAAGGTCATCATCTTGAAAGACGGACTTCTCACGAACTGTTTCATTCGCAGGAGATTCTATCTTTCTAACTATTGGTCTATAACCTTCATACTCATCATCTAAGATAGCCTCAATAAAGTTTGATAGGGAACTCATAGTTGCCTTTACCGTTCTTACGCGCTTTGGCGACCAATGCCACTCGTTAATACAATGATTCTGGAACTTAGCAATCTCTCTCTTTGTTAGATCAACAAAGAATTTATTTTTATTAAATTCCAGATTCCAACACCAAAACACATGAAGATTAGCTTTATATTGTTTGATTGTACTTGCAGCCCTATCTATGGATTGCAAATATTCTAAAAAATCATTCTCTAATTCTATGTTTTCAGGATTAACCTGTTTCATCTTTTCTTCGGATGTGATGTTGTTATAAACAGTTGAACGTCCTTCAACTCTTCCCATATCATCACCACCTAACTAAATCTTTCCGCAAATTCTTCCCATGCGGCCACCTGGATACGATTATCTGCGCGTTCCCAATAACCAGTTGTACCAACCGCAGGGCGTAATCCTTTAGCATGACCCTTATCAGTTAAAGTAAGAACATCTTTCATGCTAGGTCTTTTACCAGTGCTATACACATGAGAATCATCTAATTTGGCTTCAAATTCGATAGTGTTTCCATTATCTTTGATTGGCTCTACTTTGGGCGTTTCCCCTAATGCGCCAGTTCTTATATACATTGTTGGATACCCACCAGCATAGAAACCAGCCGTTTCTTGTTTCATAATCTCTAGTGATTCTCTACTAATACTTTGCATGGCGCTCTTAATTTCATCTTTAATCATTTTCTCTAATTCAGCCATGCTACTTGCTTCTGGCATACAATCACTCCTTTAGAGTATCGGCTACCTTATCCGCTAATTGAGCTGCCGTATCACCATTCTTAATTCCTTCGGCAATTTCGCTAATCTTATCAATATTCTCTTGTGAAAGAACAGTTCCAATGTTTGATAGCCAATTATTCACCAAATCCAATAAGTTACCTAGAGAACTCTTTTTCGTATTCACGATCTCCATGGCTAAACGATAAGCGTTAGCAAAATTTAAAGACTCACATGAATCAACATGGCAAATCTCTTGATAGAAACTTTTAACAAATTCTTCATCTTCAAGAATACCGACAAATATATCTAAATCTTGGATTTCTTCGCCAAGATGATTATAATTAAAGAATAATCTCATAGCATTAAATTCTCCAAGATGTGGTTGATATACGCCAGCGTCAAAATATCCATCGACAATATCATCCACTAAATGAATAAACTCAAACATATTTATCCTCCATGACTTATTACTTGCGCAACAAAATCATCAACATCATATTTATATCGTGTGCGCAATTTTCTTTGTTTGATTTCAATTACATGACCGTCTAAGTCTTTTATGTTCAAACTCTTTTTTGTAGTATTTTCTACTAATTCATTAAAATTCTCTATGGGCAAAAATATTGTTTTTTCTAATTCCCTAAACTCAATTATAAATCCACATACAGTGCCGCTATATTTGTTCCATTCATTTAATCCAGCTATTTGATGATAATGTATTTCTCCATCGTCCTCTTTTGTGCGTTCAAATGATATTGATTTCCCTTGCACACTTTTCAACTCTAATGCAAACAAATACTTGCCATTAAACATCAAAAAATCAAATGGGCTTTTGCGACTGAATCTTAACGATGAACTACCACCAAATGATTGCGCGGCATCCGGCAAACGATATATAAGAATATTGTTTGGCGTAGAATCCTTCCACGCTAATTCAAACTTCTTACCTACATTCATTCCAATTTATAATCTATCTTTCTTTTGTGATGATTCTTGCCACCTTTGATACACATACTTTGTTTCATCTTTATGAAACCATGCCGTTAGTTTTCCTGGTTTTAATTCATTTTCACATATATATTTTGGTTGACACCCATGCGACGTATAAAAAATAACCTGTCTAATATTATCAATGGCAACAAGATTCCCTCGCCCATAGCATTCAAACACTTCATCTAGGGAATCAAACTGAATCCGTGTCATTCTCTTTCTCCCTCTATATGGTTTAATATGGAAAACGCAAAAGAATAGGGAAGTAACGGATTAGCATTACTTCCCTAATTCAAAAACTGTAATACAACCCGTTTATTCCACTTCGCCCATTTCCAGAGCTTTTACGAAATCCTTTTCATCAGTTGTTTTCTTATTTTTTTCTTTCTTCGGAGCCTCTACTTTGGCTTCCTCTTTATAATCATCGGCAACCACTTCATATCGACCATCCTCGAATTTGACATTTACGCGGTCAACTTTTCGGCCAATGGCCGGAACTTGAACGACAACTCCATCAAAATCAAAAACAGTGATCGCCGCATTGTTTTTAATCACGGGACAAAATTTAATCATAATAATCTCCTTAAACTAAAGGACTGGCTAAAAGCCAGTCCATATGATTTAATTAGGTTCCAGAACTAGGATTCACTGTAATCTCATCTTCCAGCTCGACGATCTCAATGAAGCTATCATCGTCGGTGGAGAGCAGATCGAAGCTCAGTGAAATGCTCTGAGGATCGCCCTCAGAAGAATAACTCAGATCAAGGTTGCGCTGGATCAGAGCCTTATGAATGATAATGCGCTTCGGAATCAGGTTGCCTTCCTCATCCTTGTCCAAAGTGGACAGATACAGAGTCAGGAACTTAGGCAGACGCTTGTTATTCAGGGTAACAGTATGGACACCGCTAGTACGCTTAACAAGGAAACCAACCTCATACTTGCTGTCCTTCACAATCTCAGCCGCAGTAGTAGCGGTAAATGTGCCGGAAGCAAAAGTACCCTTAATCAGAGTTCCGCCGTAATCACCAGAAGCATACACAAACACATCACTCACAGTACCAGCAGACACAGCCAGAGGCAGAGTACCAGCAGTAGCGCAAGTAACCTCGGTTTTAACAAAATAGGTTGCGTCAGTGTCAATCACGCCATCAGAATAGAGAGCAAGAAGCTGAAGGGGAGCCACCTGAACCTCAAGGGTGAAAGTGCCCTCAAGAGGGTTATTAAACGCAACACGCCGCGCACCATGGCCCATAGCGTACACACTATCAGAAGTAATATTCAGTCCAGTAGTATTACCGTATTCATAGTGCATATAAGGAGTGCCATCAGCGTAATTCACAAGGTCAATATCGCAAACTTCGCGGTTCGCAACATAAGTCTTAGCATCAACAGACATATTATTTTCCTCCCATAATAATTTTTCTTTGCGCCATAATGCGCATATTATTTATCAAATTCGTTTTTATACCACAAACTAGAATCAAACGTTTTCTTTTCGTCGCCCCACACAGATACCCTTGTCGCGTCAATATCATAGAAAGCATCTAATTGGAGCCGATTAAACGTATCAATAGCTTGATATAACGTTAGATCATAAACGTTCAAATAATTTAGCGCTGGATGCCTACCGCCAGCTAAAGCGGAAATAATATTTGGCAACGTCAAGTTCTTATCAGCTTTCTTGTTTTTCTTTTTCTTGAGCCGCCCAGCTTGCATTTTCAACCACATCTGGCGGGCCATTTTGTTCTTGAAATGCTGATCTTCTTCGCGTTCTTCTTCTTCGACATCCATGCCGCAAATTTGAGCCATGATATTAACAACATCTTGAAAATTGTTTTCATTCACTACTCCGCGTACATCAGTCTCAATCTGTATGTTGTCTTGATCTGCACCAGGATTAAGTATTACAAAACAATCTTCAAGGAATACGACCTCTTCAATAAAGAAAAAGTTGAAAATATTAAGATACATCATTTGGAATTGTGGAAATTGTAAGACAATATCATAAAGCCGCAAATGAATCTTTTCTTCATCCGTTAATGATTCCCAATATGCCACACGCTTTTCGTCTTTGCTTTCTCCATAAAAAATCTCCGGCGTTAGCCGGAGGAAGTCTTGATACATCCCGAATGAATCGAATGTCATATCTTCAATTTCTCTTAAAGTTGGTTTCTTCACCGACCCTATAGACAGCTTGATAGGGGAGGGGCCGATCATTGCGCCATAATCAATCTTCATCTGAAATTCGGCACACTAAAAGTTAATACAGTTCCATAAAAATGGCTGGCCTGGTATAATTCTTCGCTGTCTAATTTTAACTGGCCTATGCCAAAACTGTTTGTGACTTCTTCATCATTTAAAAGAACATCTTCAATCATTTGTGTCAATACGTCAACACGATTACCAATGAATTGCCCATCATCATACTTGTCAATAATATCCACATGACACAACACATACATAATAATCTTACAAGTTTTTGTATTCGTATGTATTTCTGGAAATACAACATCATAAAAGATATATGTATTCGTTTTTAAAACCGTATCATCAACATACAAATGTGAAAAGACACGATCCTTAAAATATTTCTGAATTGCAGATGGACTCATATTTGATGTGTCACCTAATAATAACTCTTTTATATCGCTTGAGCGATATAGAGCGGTGTTAATTACTTGTTTAAACAATCCGCGCTCAGATGTAGATTTGTTATCTCTAAACACTTAACCACCGCCTTATATAAACGAACGCACAGTAATAGTAATAGAATCTGGTTCAAAATTATCACAAGTCAGATTCAATACAAACTGTTTGTTAATTAGTTTTTTGTTATTGGCGGCTATATAAATTCTATCTTCATCATACGACACAATTAGATAATCAGTATAATCACTCACTATTTCCCATGTTGGTATAGCAGAAATCTCATTACCATCATTATCATAGAACCTTGCCAAGAATACACCAGCATCTAATCCATTATATATTTCATCACTGTCATAAACTATTTTGCAAGAAGAAGGTATAGATACATCTGGCTCTGCTGGTTCATAACATAACCAATAGCCATTTTTATTTACCTTGTAATAACCATCTTTTTCATGCTGCTCATCCTGTGTCACTAATAATTGAAATAGCCCACCATTTGTATAATCGTATAAGATAGAATCAACACGAGTGATCTTATATGTAATTACCTCATTTTCAGTATTAGATTGAATGCTATCATCAAACGTACTTTCATATATCTCACAACGCTTGTCTATTATGAATCTCTGTCCTATATGTAAAAGCAAACATTCAGTATCGTTTGGCATAACTACCATTAGCTGGTCTGTTCGCAATGTATAGTAACGGCTTGCAGTTTCGCCATTGTTATATTGCGAGGCGGAAGTAATATTCGTCCAACGCTGTACAATAGCCCCCGAACTATTGATCCACGTCAACTTATAGTTGCACAATGATAATATAGCTTTTTCATACACACCATTATTGTCTACTACGCTTACTACAATCCAAAAACGATTATCCCAATTAAAATAGTCACCAGCTACACATGTTCCAATTGGAACAAGCGCGTGGCGAACCAGAGACTTTAACTTAGTATCAGTCAACGCATTTTGAATTACTGCACGAAGTTCGGTACATTTAGACAGATCGTAGTTATATAATTTTACATCAGTTGCAATAAAAGAATCTAAAGCCTCAAAAAAACCTTCTTGACCATAATCGTCAAATGCTTCATCCTCGTATCCACTTATTTGATCGTGTGGCGACTTTAACAAATACCATTCTTTTGCCATAGTGTACCACCTTATGAATACGCCGTTGGTTTCTGATTAAAATACATTTGCTCCATCTTCCTGTCATTGCGTTCAAGCTCTGCTCTGGCTGCGGTTTTTGAGCCATTATTGCCATCAATCGAAATGTCTTTGCCAACAATAGAAATACGTTTGTTTACTTTGGAAACTTCGCGTTCAAGATAGAAAACCTTCATTGCTTGTGCTAAAGAATCAATTACATATTGATCTAATGTAATATCAAATTCGTCCGCATCCTCATCGTATGTTATTTTTTCTATTTCGACGCAATACTGAGCAACAGCCTTTTTAAGCCATAACAATTCTAATGCTGCTGGGATTTCACATTTGTCTTGGAATGATGACTCAAAGCTGTCATAAACTTCCGAAAATGGAGTTGCCATAACAAGTCATCCCCCTTATTTAATGGTTAATTTTCGTATTTAAAACCAGTATAGTTTTCTGCAAATTTAATTTTTGCGTAATCATTAATTTTTAGGCGCTTTATTGCGCCCATAACAGCTTTCTTCTCAGCTCGTGTTACAAACGAATCTTTAAAGTGCTGTTCAAAAGCCGATTGTGTTTTATAATCAAACACTTTCTTTACCAGTTCGTCGCTAAATACAACCTGTTTTGTCTTTCCATCTTCTGAATCAAAACCAAGTTCTTTTCTAGTTTCTGCATCATCGATAAACCATGTTGCATGACTTCCGTTACCGTCAACGCCACCAATGGCCTTATTATTATTCTGGAATTGTGCGATTAACTCAGCACGACGTTCTAACACAGAACCAAATGGTGCAATATTAATTGAACCATTTTCCGTAATGCGGTCACATCCAGTAGACCATCCAGCAATACTTTTTAAAACAACTCTCTTATCGAGATCAAAAACCTTTTCATTATCCATAATTATTACCTCATTTCGATTATTTTTAAGTTATCAACTAATTTCATGCTTTACTTTATTGTATAAAGATATAATCTTATCTAATCTATCGGATTTTTGAAAAGTCCAATATCTACATTTACTGTTTTGATTAACACTTGAATCAATACATTTCTCTCCAAAAGCGCAACAAAAATGATAGAGTCGATAAGAATAACAATAGAATGTATTATTTTCCATTTGACTTACCATATATAAAACAGGAGCGCTCTTTAAGAGCGCTCCCAAATATTATGTACTAATTTAGACAAACTTACAGAGTGTCAAGAGATGCGTCGTGCAGAACGCCAATCTCATGCTCGCGGCCCTTGGCAACGTCGCAAGCCACTTCAATATCAAAGCGAGAAATCACATGACCAGTATGAACATCGTTACCAGTTAAAGTGGTCAAACCGCCCTTACTCCAAGTAGCGATAGGAGACTTACCGCCCGCAGGAAGCACAAAGGCAAGACCAGCAGGAAGCAGGGTGCCGAAGTTGACATTAGTATTGGTGCCGTCAGACCAAGTACCAGTCAGATCATACTCGTTGTATGGATTCTCGATCTCCTGAAGGATAGCACCATTATACAGGGCGGGCATACCAGCGGCAGCAATATCATTCATAGCTTTTTCAGAAATGCCAGTAATGGTAGTGCTATCAATACTGCCCTTATAACCAGCCCAAGGGGTGAACTGAGACAGCACAGCATAATCGCCCACGATAGTAGGACGGCCATAACGACGTACTGCGGTCAGCACACCATCAACGCCAGCTTTAGCTAAACCATTGGTTCCCTCATACATATAAGTAACACCCGTAGCATTTTCAATCGCATCGAAAACCTTTTTCACGATAGCAGCCTTGGCACGATTTAGAATATCAACCTTAACCTGGGCCAGACCCTCGTTCTCTTTGGACATATCTCCAAGAGCAACACGCCGATAGTCAACAGCATAGCCGCCGCTCACGGTGAAGGTAGGCACAGGATAACGCTCCACATAGATGCTAGGATAAACCACATCACCGTTGGGAGCCTGAATGCGAGAACGCTCGCCGTCATAACGAGTAATCTCACGCTCAATGCTCTCATCGAAACCAACGTTCTGATAGGAACCGAAGATTGACAGGAGCTTGATTTCCTCCATCACAGGTGCCTCAATAGCAAAACGCCGAATAGTATTCAGCTCGGCAACAGCAGTATAATCGCCATTCTGAGCGCGCTCGCCAAGACCTTTGATATAATTAACAGCCGCATCAGCCTTCTTGCCAAAACGGTTAAGAGACTCACCGTTCACCATGGCGGAGAACACTTCCACGACAGGAGAATGTGCATTAATATTATTGGTCAACACAACGCCGGAATCACGACGAATATCATTCAGTTCAAAGTTCATTATTTTATTCCATCCTTTCTATAAGAGTAGAAATCAATTAGGCCACCATAATGAGAGCCTTAACCTTGTTCCCACCAATGCCAGTCATCTTATCGGTGACTTTGAAATACACACCAGACTCAGGTGCCTCAGAAGCAATAGCCAGAGCGCCATCCTCATTAATAGTCAACAAGGTAGTACCATCAGTAATGCTCGCAAAAGTCTCGCCGGAGCCATAAGCAATATGGCGCTCGTCGATCACGAGCTTCTGATCTTTCCAAAATTCAACATTAAAGCCATTCAGATATTCACCAGCGGCGAAAATAACATCATCAACATAAGAATCGTCACCGGAAACAGTATTAGCAATCAGATACACGATGCCGTTATCATCAGTCAGAAAAGTATAATTAGCAACAGCTTTATCAGAAGTCAGAACAGGGTTGTTCTTAGAATTATCAATCATGCCAACGGTTTCGCACTTAATCATTTTTCATTTCCTCCTATTAAAAAATATTTAAATCCTCTGGCTCATTAGTCAGGGACACAGGGCTAAAAATATCAGCAATATCAACATCGGTTTCGTTAGTTTCAACAACGACACCTTCAGCCTCTTTCTTAGAACGACCAATACCCTCATAAATCTTTTCAACGATGGAATTGATCTCCACAGACATAGGATCAGCGTTAAAAGCATCGATTTGCTCAGAAGCATAAGCCTTTTCCTCGTTGGTGAATTGAGCAACGGCGGCATTCATTTCACCAACACGTTCACGAGCCTTGGCCTCGCCAAGCTCTTTCTGCAAAGTGCAAAGCTCCGCATGAAGAGCATCTAACTCTTGATACTTCGCGCTTAGTTCATTCCGCGCATCCTCAAGAGCAGCTTTAATTTGATCCACGCTTGCATTCAGTTCATTCAGCTCATTAATAGCATTGTCACGAGCTGTATTTGCTTCATTAACCTGGGCTTCACAATCAGCTCTTAACTGATTCAGCTCGGCAGTTTGATTAGAAAGCTCACCAACAACAGAAGTAATAAGAGCTTTCAGTTCGGACTCATTCATTGTCATATCCTCCTTGTTTTGAGTTTCATTGAGTTCAATCAATTTGGAATTATAATCAGCGGGAGAAACGCCAAGTAAAGCCAATCCGCTGTATATGAAATCCATCGGGATTCGACCCTTATCTTTGTAGCCATACACATATTGGATTTGTTCATTTTCAGATGTGTGCATAATTTCAACACTTCCATAAGGGGCATCACCAATTGCCATATCCTCTTCAAGTTTCTCTACAAAATTGTGATAGCAAGCGGCATCAATTTCGCCCTCACCAATCACGGCAAGAATGGTTTCACCATCTTCATTTTCAACCTCATCAATAGAAGCGCCAGTAAAAGAGCCAATCATAACAGCATCTTCAAAAACTGGCTCACCATCAACGATGTCGGTTAATCCATGCCCGGCGAGTTCCGTTCTTTCTTCATCGAGAAAAGCACAACGTAGCGGCATTCCGGCGATAGTAGGTAATGCTTTTTCACAATACTCTCGAATCCATGTAATTCCATTGTCGTTATACATAGTTCCAACTTGCTCGGCCTCATTTACACAATCATCAGGGAATATTCGGTGGAGTATCACTTTGAAATTCCGTCTACCATTTCTTTGTTCTTTACTTTGGATTTCAAAGGTTTTCAACCGTTAATCACCGCCTTTCGTTGTGTAGTAACTATATAAAAAGAGAGCCGTTGTTTCGGCTCTCAATTTACCAATTAATTATCCGATGGGCTTGGTTGTGCATTGCCATTGTTAGCCCTGGATTTGACCGTATTATCAGACGGATTATCTGTATTCGGTCTACCTGGTGATAAATCATTTCCAGATGTAGTATAAGATAATGGATGTGGCGGATACTTCTCGAAAATATTATTATCATATTCCTCATCTAACAAGGCGTAATAAGCCTCTGGCTCAATACCACAAGCCGCAATATACGCACCCATTGATCCGCCAATAGTAGTGTATAAGTCCTTCATATACCCAACCATTTCTTTTTGATTAACAAATGTAGTCGGGAAATAATAAACCTCACACCAATTCTTTTGATCCTTAATAATACAAGATGAAATAACTTTATTAATCTCGTAAGTTAATTGTTCAATCCATTGAAAAATTTGCGAAGAAACAAGTTTTAAGTTTTGCTCTTGAGCACTATATGATCCAGAACCAACGCCATTAAGAAGAGAAGCTGCCAAACCTAGATCAAGAGCAATCTTGTCATTTATGTTCGACTCATTCTTTTCGTCAAATATATCAGTGTTTTGCACATCAAGCGCAGCTAATTTTGTACCAGCAGCCACAGAAACAAAAGAAGTGCCGCCCTTGCTAGTCTTGCCGAGGACAACACCTTTAACTGCATTATGCTGGTTTTCCTGTTGCGCCTTTGTTAAAGAAGAAACTCCTTTATCTTTAGACTCAGGAAATGTTTGATATACAACACGATTATTCAAATCATCGAGTATGCCACGCTTAGTTTCTGTAAAATAGTCGCCATATAAAATATCATTAATAGCGGCAATCACCAAAGGTCTACCAAATGGTTCGTCGCTCTTAGATTTAATCTTTAATGTTAGAGTATGCTTATTATCTAAGATAACCCAATTTCCATTTTCGCTTGACTTAAACCGTTTCTTTCTATAAGCTTCCCGTATCTCTTTTGGCGCTTTCAACAAGCGATCCTCTTCCGATCCACTACGGCCCTCAAGGAAGTAATCTACATTGAATGCAAGAACGGGGCTGCTATTCTGTTTACCAACAATACGCGTATAATCAGCAGGGAGAGAGAAGATTGCCGCATTGACACCCATCTCATTAATTTCTGTAATTGCATCAACATCTATATCGGTCAACATTTTGCGGCCATAGGAAAGCTTTTCAGCCGTTTCAAAATAATAATAAGCCGCACCCTCCAGCATAGCTTTCATTAAAGCATCTCGTACAAACTCTTTATCGCGAACCACACGAAGAGTAGATAACATCAAGTCTTTATTACGCGCCCGTTTCTTGTTATTCTTCCCATGAGGAACAACAACCTTGCTAAGTGTTGGCAATGAACACATATAATCAACTGTATTCGTGTAAGCACCATTTGTTCCATAGAGCATAATTGATAAATGTCTCAGAACATCGTTATAAGTCATCGGGTCTTTAATAATGTTCGCTAATTGCTCTTGAGTAAAATATTCTAAAATATTTAAACCAAAATAATATACTGAGTTTATAGATGACGCTGAATATGAATTAAATTCATAAGAAGGTTGAACGTCATCTTGTTCAACAATCTTAACATTATTACTCATATAATCTGTTCAACCTCCTTTCAATTCACAAATACGGCAAACTCATAATCTGCTTGTTGTGAATATAAATCTTGTTCTAACAAGGACGCAAAATACGAGCCATAACTACAACTGGTATAACGGTCTTTTGTATTGTTACCTTGTTCCCGCACAATAATTGCGCCCGTTTGCTCTTTCTTTTCATATACCAATTCAACACATTCGCTAATCAATGCTTGGGTTTCAAGGAATGGTGATTCATAAAATAACTGAATATCCGCATCTGGCGCAGCATTATATTCTTTATTCAATGATAAAATCTCTTCCTGCGCCGTATCAAATGATACCAACAGATCAATTTGTTTTTGTTCAAGTATTCTACGAAAATCCAAAGCTATATCGCCATTTAGCTTCTGCGTTGCATTTATTGCATAAATACAAGGTATTGCGCCTTCGCTTCTTATGCGAGCTGCTATTGTATCATCATTCATACAAAGTAGCGGTGGATATTCCATACGGCGCTCTTCATCAAACATGACTTTTGCCAATTTATCATATATAGCAATCAATTTGTTATCGTGGAAGTTTTTTATCATCCACTTCTAACAGTTCATTTCCTGTTAGTTCAGCATACCTTTTCACCTTTATTTAAAAGGAACTCGTTTAATTGAATATCATTATTAAATGATTTTCCATATAATGAATGAAATTTATAATGACATTGATTACATAAAGTGATTCCATTAGAAATTTCATATCTTAATTCAGGATAATCTTTCCAATTATAAACATGATGTGAATTTAAAATCACTGAATTGTTATTGCTACTCCGATTACCACAACATCTACAAGTATAATTATCACGATGAAACACTTTGTTTCTCCAATTTTGATAATCATGTGTTGCACGTTCATTTCTTTCTACGGCAACTCCGCCCTTCCAAACTGGGCTTTCCTCACCGCTAAAATGCTGCGTACAAATATAATAATCCACTCCGTAACGTTCCTTGCAAGTATCGCTAACCTTTTGCAGAATATCTTTGTTTTGTAAAGGCTTGGCAACACCATATCTTTCAATATTCGTCTTACGAATACGATCCTGAATAGGTTGTGATCCGAATGGATTTGTAGCGCCATATTTTTCCAAATTAGTTTCAGCAATTCTTTCTTTCACTTCATCTAATTGAAAAACAGAATTAACACCATATTTATCTTGGGCTGTTTCAACAATCTTATATTTTTTGCATCCACGGCAACAATCTTTATGAATAGTTGATTTTTTGTTTTCAAGCAAATAGTTATACCATGGCTTTTCATATTCCAAGCCACAATAATCACATTTCACTTTCACTGGCATCATACTACCATCAGATAAATCAGAAACATTAATCTTAAATTCACCATTCATTTTTGTAAATTCATATCCTAAATCTACAAAACGTTTTTTATTTTTTGAGTTCCATTTCATTATTACTGTTTTGCTAATAAGCATTTATATCAACCTCCCATATTATATAGACAGATACATCTATCTGTCTCTAAAAATGAGAAAGTGATATATCTAATTAGTAAAGGTGGCGCGGCCTCGTGGGAAAGTTATTTCATTTCCTATGCGTTGCCTGTGACTATCTCTAGCCTTCCAGTCGGGTTGGCATCTCAGCGTTCCCGTATTTTCCGCGCTTTTTCAAAATGTATTTCTACATTAAGCGGCATCACTACCGGCATTTCTTGTATCAAGCACAATATAATCGGCTTCAAAATCATTAAATAATTGTCTAATTCGTATTGCCTGTCTATCAACATCACCGCCTTGTACGCTTTCAATATATGGCACAATACGACGATAGCCATTGTTTAATTGCACTTCTTCTGAATCATCTTTAACATAAGTTGTAGATTCTGGTAACAATCTCATACAAGAAAATACGGAATTATCATTCCCTTTTCTTGTAACAAAAGCCATATCACAAGACACAACACGAATTTCACCTTTTTGTTTAGCTATCGCATATGGATTCTTTTTATTATTCAACACATCTAATGTGCGCCTTGGGTAAAAAGGTTGTTTACACAATTGGTTTTGTTGTAACATTGTATATGTAAAAAAAGCCGCCTGATTCTCTTTCAGGCGGGAATTAAGAAACTCTAATTGCCAGGTAATTGGGTCTTGCTTCCGTTTTTCGGCAATAAGCTGTTTCATAGATTTAATATTATGTTTTAATACAACAGATTCATCAAACGCAAGCAAACAAGATGATTTGCCCTCCAACATTGAATTATAAGCATTGTCAACAATCGACCACATCCAATGCCCGTTGTCATACCAAGAAGAGCTAATATATATATCAACTGGTTCTTCCTTCAGCTCCGGCATATCCTTGTAAGGAGCTTGAAGCATATACGGAGCCTGTCTTAATATCTGACAAGGAGAAAGAACACTATCGTCAATATACTTATCTATCTGTCTAAACTCTTCGCGCACAATGCAATTACTGCGATTACCACGGGCGTTGTCATTGGCAACTACCACAGTAATCTTACTTTGATTGCGAAAAGTCACGACCGTCTTGTTTTGGCTCTCTTTAATATGCAATACCTCACGAACCAGCATTGGCGACCACACCATCAACTCACCTTTAATCTTGTCAGATACAATTAACTCCGATTGGCCTTTGGTGGCCGAACTGAGCAAAATCTTAGTATTAGGGTATAAGATACATCTACTACAAGCATATAAAGCAATAAGAAATGACTTCGACGCTGCACGACTAGCAACAATAACAATCATGTTATTAACGCCCATCTCATACAAAGTCAAAGCCTGATACTCATATAAAGGAATATTTAAAAAATCTGTGGCGAATCTGTTTAAGTTACGCCGAAAAAAAGTATTCCAACGATAAAAGTGATCTAAATTATTTTTGTTACTTAGAAAATGTGTAGTAGGGAACTTCTTATATAATTGCTTTTGTAAATCATCGGCAATCACATTGACATCGTAATTAGTCATCGTCATCACCGCTCTCATGAACAAAGAACTCATAATCTCTGTCATTTGTACCCATTTCAAGATTAGACAATGGTCTTATTGCATGGCGATCATAGTATTCGCCTATGCCATCCATATCTTTATACAAAGTCTTATCTCTGTAATATTCTTCGGGTGTATATTGAGAAACCAAAGAAGTCCATGCACTCCAACAATCATCGGCGCTTGTCGATGCTTCTTGCACTGTCTTTAATCCGGCCTGTTGGAATGATTTTATATATGACTCAGTAAGTTTCTTATAATCATCAACACGATTTTCGCGGACAGCTTTCATCTGTTGCATTTTTGTATAACAAAGGTCTAAAACAAAAATCTCCTGGTTGCTATCGCAATTTGGATTTGCTTCCTTTAAATACTTATAATGTTGATTGAGTAAATCATAATCTTCTGGTTCATAACCATATCCCCATCGTTGAATGTTTGCCTTACTGATCTTTGGCTCATCTGAATCGTTAGGTTTGTTTTCTTCGCTTGGCTGTTCTTCCTGTTTTGACTTTTTGGGAGCCTTCTTTTCCTTGGCGGGAACATCACCAAAAACAAATCCCTCGGCCAAAGTATTATCAAATGTTTTATTTTGAAATTGAACCATATTCAATTTCTTTAGATAACTCCCCAATATAGCTTCCGTTCCATTATCACTTTTCAAAAATAATGAATCACTATAATATAAATCAAACATCATACATATTTTTTGAATTGCTTTTTTGGCATCGCGGTATTGCATTTCGTAGTGCTTATATATCTCTTCCAAACAATCTTTGCACACAGGAAGTCTACCAGTGCTGCTGTATATATAACTATTTGACTTTGAAAAATTTTCTAGCGATATGAAAGATTTGCGACACATATTGCACACATATCTTTCACTAGTTGTATATCCTTCTGGCAATACTGCCACCCTCTTTCTCGACTAATATAAAAATTACAACTAACATTAAATGGTTGCGGGAACGGGACTCGAACCCGTGACCTTCAGCTTATGAGGCTGACGAGCTACCAACTGCTACCACCCCGCATTATACAAATACCCCCTCTTCACAAAGAAGAGGGGGATTAATATTTATTATCAAAGACTTCAACTATCAATTAAAGTTTCCAGTAATTCTCCTAATGTAACTGTAAACTCATAAATAGAATCAGATTGGCAATCAGCGCATTCACATTCGCAATCTTCATCAACTAAAATTTCATAACAATTTTCTACGGAAGTATCAGCCATTGCATTAGCATGAACATCTCCACCTAGCAACAGCACGTCCGCATCAGTATTCAAATAATTATCATTAACGTATGCTGGCTCTACAGATAATGTTTTATATTCGTCAAGCGAAACATAGTATTCTCGATCATAGCCATTGTAAAAGGATGGCTCAATATCGAGTGCTGAAATTTCAACATCATCGAAAGATAATAACTCTCTTAATAATTGAATTGCATCTTCATAATATAATACGGCAACAATATATATATCATCTGTAGCTTCATCATACATATACTCAGCCATATCTATATAATCATCAAAATATAGTCTGTCCATTTTGTTCCTCATTTCATATTTATCTCATCTTTGATTGTTTTACTCATCTTGCATTTAATTGTCTTGCTCGCCGGATACTCTTCAACCATGCCAGTAAGCGGATTTCTACGCTTGCCGCCAGCGCGTTCGGTTGTTTCAAAACTCATAAAGCCACTTATCAATACTTTATCTCCGGCCACCAAACAATCTTTAATTTCTTCTGCCAATGCAGTTATAACTTTATCACAAGATTGTCGTGAGATGCTTGTTTTTGCACTAATATTCTTGATTAACTCACGTCTTGTCATCTTTATTCCTCTTTCAACTAATTATTCTAAATCTATTGGATAACAAGTTTTGACACCAGAATGATCTAATACGCATATCATCTGTGATGCTTTGCCACTTAAACGCTTAGAGATCGTATAATCATCTACTGTTCCGCAGAAACTACCACTCCGAATAATCTTAACCCCCGATATATCATCATAGGAGCATCTATGTAAATGTCCATAGAAAATTGCTGTTGGTTTATATCCAAGCATCATCACAAGTTTAGAAACTCCTTGCTCGCTATAGACATCCATATCGCCATGGACTAAAAGATACTCGTGACCTCTGATCGACCAATTGGAAATAGTAGAATCAATATTATCCTCACAAAAGATAATATTATCAATATGTGATAGCTTTGCTTTCATATACCAAGGAATAAGTGTATCTAAACGTTCTCCGCGTAATACCTCATCCTTTTTCATAGAAGTTCGTGAATGATTACCTGAAACGCTGTTCACATACACATTGGTAAAAATTTTGCTTAACTCATATACAAAAGCAGAAATCAGCTCCGCAGACTTTTGTACTTGTTCCACTGTATGCTCACGCTCTTGTAAACGAACAGTTGGATGAATACCACCAGAAATCACATCACCAAGAATACCTACATACGCATTCTCTGATCCATGTCTTTCTTGTATAATAGCTATCTCTTGTAGATACTGAGATAGACGCTCTGCCGCTATATCAGAGTTGTATGAGCCAAAATAGCTATCGCTAGTGAGTCCAAGGTGAAAATCAGACAATGAAATAAATAAATCGTTATCCGAATGAATGACTGGCTTATACACGCTTGGTAGTGTTATTGTGCCATTTGATTCGATTAATGACGCAAGATAAGCTAAATCTTCTTCTAGTCTGGCGCTATCACGCAGTTTCTTATTTAGAGCCACACGCTCATCAAATAGCTTTTGTTTCTCTTTGCGTATCTCCTGTTTTGTCTCTTGTAGCTCACTAATATAGTCTTGAGAATTTATATCCGTAGTAAATACACCAGCCGTATAATATTTCGCCGCCTGTTGATAAGGCTTTCTATATGCGGCCTCCGTTCTATACTCAGATTCATCAGAACGAAATTCTTTATTAATAATCGAAGCTAGTTCATCCCATGACAAATCAAGTGTGCCATTATCTTTGGCTTGACCCAAACGCCATATAAACTGCTCTTCATTCTCATCTTTATTTCTTCTTATGTCCAAACCTTTTCCTCCATATGATTAAAGGATCGAGTTAATATCACAATCCTCACCAATTATGTAATCAACATATCCAAATTCTTGGGCCTCTTTAGGAAGCATATACCATTCAACTCTCTCATGTTCTTTATATGTACTGGCAAGAATATTGCTGTGATTTAGCACAAATTCCTTTATCATTTCGCTAATATCATTGTTTAAAAACATCATTCTGTCTTTCATCTTTGACAGATGATCCAAGTCACCAACAATGGCCTCATGGATAAGGAACTCACTTCTTGGCATAGCAAAACGTTTATCCCCCGCCATGAAAATATAACACGCTGCGGACGCGGCCAATCCCAAATTGACCGTATATACAGGAGTTATACTGGTAGTAATCGCATCAACCAGGGCAAACCCATCACTCAAATTGCCGCCAGGAGAATTAATATAAAGAATAATAGGTGTTCTTTTATCCACTGGTTTTCCTTGATCCACTCTGTTATATCGCAAAATGTGATAAATCACATTATTTACAACGTTTTCATTTACTTCATCGTTAAGATACAGATGACGCACTGCTACATCTTCCATAACAAAAGCATCTTCATAACTATAATTAAATGCTTCTGCAAATCCGTTCTTTTTCATATATCCTCCTATAGATGAACAACCATCCCGCGAAATGCCATAACTACACGATAAGTCTTGTTATTATTAGATATGGCTTCTTTCAATCTCTTAGCAAGGGCAGACTTACTCTCGGCTGTTCCGTGAACAAGAACAAGTTTATTAGTATTCAACGAGCTTCCGAACTTAATCAAATCTGTGCTATTTGCATGACTACTAAATGTAGTCAAAGAAATACAGTCTGCTTTGTTGGGGATTTTCAGTTTGTTAATACTAATAAATTTGTGATCTCGATAATTCTTTACTCGATATGACAAATATGATGGGTTATCCCCCGTATAACCAGAAAAGACAATAATGCTATTCGGATCGGCAATATACTTCTTGAGATACTTTACAATCCTGCCGTTAGTGCAAAAACCAGATGAGGATATAATAATCTTTGGTGAATTATCCGCCAGCCACAAATCAGATTCATCTTTTTCTGAAACAAACTTCACATTCTTCCAGTTATATACCTTTTGCCAATCGTCTAAATCGGCATCATCAAGCAATGAATTATATGCCTTACTTACATCACAACTTAGTTTTGAATCCACTAATACAGTCTTATTAAAAAATGAATCTGTTCCAAACAAATCATATAATGATGTAAGAACTTCTTGTGTGCGGCTAAAACTGAAACATGGAAACACTACCGATCCACCACGATCTATTGCTGTTTCCACCGTTGACTTTAAATGATCTAAGTCAGCTTTCCGCGTTTTGCGAGAATCGCGTTTTTCATCTCCGTATGTTGACTCCATTAATACACAATCAACAAACTGAGTCGGTATCTGTGTATCAGGTAAAAAGTGATTATCAGTGTGCAATGCACCTAAATCTGACGTGTAAAGAATTTTTTTAGTTTTCTCTTTTGTGGATAGGATTAGGTAAAGTTGCGCAGCTCCAAGACAATGAGAGTTTGACAACCATTGAAAACTAACCGTATCGTTCAATTTAATAGTTTGGTTATAATCATCATATTCATATATTAAATCAAATGTATTATATACATCTGTGATTTCATATATTGGTTTATAATTCCTGCCAAACTGCTTTGAGAGAATCTTGCTTTCATCATTTAGTATATGACAAGAATTGATTAAAAGTAATTTCATAATCTCTGCGGTCTTATGAGTTGCAATAATCCGTCCATGGAATCCCTCATGAACCAATCTTGGAAGAAGGCCGCAATGATCTATGTGTGGGTGTGCCACAAATACAAAATCAATTTCCGATGGCTTGAACTTGAATTTTTCAGAATTAATCTTATAAGAATCTAAATAACTATTGCTGGAAGATTGATGCAATCCACATTCTAATAAACACTGGCATGGGCCAAATCGAATGTAATACTGTGAACCAGTGACATCATCAGATGCTTTTCCAGTAAAGAAAATGCCATCCGTTTTTAGTTTCTTTTTACTCATGGCAAAGCCTCCTTACAGAAGTTTCTTCGCCATATCAACATACTTATCTTCGATATACCGTTTTGTTCTAGTCCGATAGTATCCGATTACAAAGCCGCTTTTATTAATAAAGCCTTTTCTAGTATTTCGTATAATCCCATTCTTTACTAGAACATTCATTTCATTTTTGGTAATCGTTTTTATGGTAAACACCATCCTTTATTTAATAATAAAACCAGTAGCCTTAATAGACTACTGGTGCTATGGCTCTCCGTGTAGGTCACGATCCTACGACATCCAGATTAACAGTCTGGCGCTCTACCAACTGAGCTAACGGAGATTATATTGGTGGAAGTAAGCGGAATCGAACCGCTGCTCTTCTGCTTGCAAGGCAGCTGCTTTCCCAACTAAGTTATACCCCCATATAAAGCGGCAACTCGGCAGGATTTAACATTCTCCCTACAGTTTTAGATACAAAGACTTCGCCTCGCTTACCAGGCATTAACGCCACCGCTTATGGTAGTCAGAGAGGGGATCGAACCCACGATCTCACGATTATCAGTCGTGCGCTTTAGCCTACTAAGCTATCCAACTACATATAAACATCTTCATGTTGTACCTCTGGCACAGTCGAAACCATGCCAGAGTACCACATCACGAAGAAAAGAGAAAGATAAAGAAATGAGAATGGTATAGTTTACTATATATACCATATAATAAAATTTTTAACCACATGCGAAAACGCCCATAAAATGAGAGAAAAATAAAGGTCTTATCTTTTAATTGTGCTGATTACATACTTATACTTTTTGATCTATAGTTTTGAACGTTTTCTCTTATTTTATTTCTTCTATATTTATCATAACAATTATTGCATCTATTCGTTTGATTGTTTTTTGCGTCTACATCAAACGTCTTTCCGCAATCCACACAAATAATGGTTTTCGTATCCCATGTTTGATACCCGGCACATTCAGAACAATACTTCTTTGTTTTAGCTTTATTGTTCTTTATCAATCTGCCGCAACTTGCGCAACGAACATAACCGCCATGAGCATAATTCAAATACTCATAGCCAAGCTCTCTGAAATCACTGATTGAAATTACATATGGGCTATCGTCATTAACAAACGTTACTCTATTACTTAGATTGTCATTCTTCTTAGGGAACTCTAACAAACCAAGTAGACCAAGATCGCCAAGCATTTGATACTGCTTTAGCTTGCTTGCGGAGATATGGGCCATTTTGAAAATGTCCTTTGCATCCTCATTGACCCATCCATTATTCTTTACATTCCTTTTATTGGCTAGCTTTGCAAGACATAGTATTGTAAATGCTAATCTTTTTAATTCTGTTCTCCCATTTGACTCTTCTATACTATTGATCGTATCAATCTCTGCCTGAGTGATTAGAATTTCACTAATATCATATAATGGGTATTTCCCGGCGCGGCGGGAGATACGTTCAACAGTTTCTTGCCATTTAAGGATATTAGCATGATAACGCTTATAGTTTTCTTTCAAAAACTCTAACAAGGCTTTTTCAATTCTTTTAGTACGCATTCCTTGTTCATAATAGTATTTTGCAAGTATCTGTAAAGTGATATATACGTTCTCACCCACATCACCCGTGTTTATACAAGTCTCGGCGTATTCTCGTTCATTAAGTATAATCATCTATCTTATCACCAACATACATTGTCCGCATATCAAAGACATGTCCACAATATTCAAATTCATCTCCACCATTGACAGGGAAGGAAATTGAATAGTCATTTCTCTTTAATAGATTATGTATAATAGTTTCACCAGCAACTTTCCAGGCAAATTGTTTTGATTTTTCTGTCTGATAACAAATATCTAAAACAATATCGCAAAGCTCTAATTCGTTGCTACAAATCTTTTCTGCGGCGGACTTAAAACGATTAATAAACTCTTCTTCTGAATTCTCATCTTCATCTGAAACGCCAGAATGAGCCACACGCTGAAAATATGCTTCTCTCTCGTGTGTATAATTTATATATAACTCTTTGATTGCGTTAAAATCTTTTTTACTGTATTCTGTTCCACTTTTTAAAATAGTATAATCAAATTCTTGATCTATGCGCGATCTAATTGCAGAAGAATCAAATTCATTTTCTATGATATGGCACAAACGGTTGATAACACAATCATTAAAACCTACGCTCATTCCATATTCATAGTGTTGTATGAAATCAACCATCTCTTTTGTTTTAGGCGTATATTCTAGTAGTTCTTTGAAACTCTGAATATTGTACTTACGAAATTTGCAAATAACTTTATAATCCGTGTTTTGCAAATACTTTCTCAGTTTTGTTTTTAGTGCCGGATATACATATATCATAAAGTATGGCTTGTGTGCTGCAACGATCTTCTTGTGAAATGCTTCCGCATCATCTCGCGGAATGTCGCGCATTGAATACCAGTATGGAGGCATAGGTTTTGCAATAATGCCTTTAGCTCGATCTATTGTGTTCTGCTGAAAATTCTGTCCGCACATGATACGGTAATTAAGAATTTTGTATTCTTCACTATCAGGTTGAAAACCAGCTCTCCGCTCGATCATTGAAGTAACATGGTTAGTAACAACACCAATATCATCATTGAACGCCAGTTTATTAGCTGCGATAATCTCATCCTCAGTAACTATCTTTTTCTCTGCTTTTCGCTGCACACATACAATTGTAGGCTTTTGTTGTAGGCTCTGAAGGATAATTGGATTATCCGTACACATATTGGTATCGCCATCAAAATCCGATCCATTCATTGCCTCACAGGTGCTATCAAAGGCATTGTGTATAAGCGCCGTATCTATATATTGAAACCAATGTAACGCCTCTGCCGAACGATTCAGACGAACCTTTCGGATGTTATTGCTGACTGTCATAGGGGCACGAAAACAAGCAATCTCATCTGATCCTCTGTCAATCCAATACTTGTGATAACACTCACCAGCTCGCAATAGACCAGTTACAGGCAACCCAAACATACTTTGACACAGCGCATACAAATCGCCGCTTATCATGGCATAATTGCCATTAACACGGATAGAACCCTTCTTAGCACAATCAATGCGTTTTTTTATCATAGTCTGAATGTTGCGCCGTACATATGGGTCATTGATTGCCGCTGGCTCGATCATCAGCGCCTTTATATAATCGTCCTCGATCTTTAAAACATTCGACTCATTGAGGCTAAAACCAGCCAGGAACACTATAGCCTTGCGATAATCCATTCCGAGAACACCATTGATCTCATCAATCGTAGGTTGGCACAGCTCACGCAGCGCATCATCGTCCATATCAATGTCCTGAAGGAACTGATAGTTAGTATCTCTTACATTCTCTAATTCATCAGGAGTCAGTTTTGCGGCAGAGAACTCATACCCGTTTTTAATACAGTTGCCATAGTAATCTTCCCAACTATCGTAGCAATTCCACAACTTCAACATAGATTCTGTTAAGATGACTTCTGCATCTCTAACATCTCTATCGTCGCCCCATACATCCTTTATCACATAAGACCCAGCGACTTTCTCTGCAAACTCCACAAAATCAAATGTATATACCATACCCTTAGTCCAGGCCCATCGTGAATTAAAACCAGATACGGTTTTCTCTGGATCGCCGCCGAAGCTTGCATTGACTCTCTTAGAATACGACGGAAGCATCAAACCGTAGCCATCAGAATTGTTATGCTCGATCTCGTAATCCTTGACATATGACAAATCTGGTTCATCACCCTCTGAGTCCTGGATCAAAATGACATCTTCTTTAAAATGAGTAATACAGTCATTCACAACAATGATTCCATGTGGCTGTGGTAGGGGAGTGGAGCCAGAACAAATGAGGGCTTGATATGCCTCAAGCTTGGCAGGAACCAGAGGGACATCATGATTGCGCCCGTTATCTAACTTGGCTTTTAATGCCGGGTACAGCTTATCATTCACATAAACAATCGTGCTGTTCTTAATACCACCATTTGTCCCAAGAAATCTTCTGTACTTGATGCCATTAACATAGAAACCTTTATTAGCGCGGTCATAATCAGAATTGCTCGCCATAACTACACAAATGTAATCTTGTTGAAACTGCAACTCATAAAGAACACGATAGTATTCATTAATCATCTTCTTAGTTTCAACTGTCCTTGGCTTTTTCTTTTCTATCTTAATCTTTTTCTGTACTGCGCGGATTTCGTTATCAATGTTTCGCACATTATTCAGTTTATCAATAAACCTTAGAACTTGACTCGTACCGATAGAAACCACTATCTCAGGGTAATCACGCAAGGCCTCGTCTAAAGGCAATTTTAAATTCCAATTAGCTTTCTTTAATTGTTTGCTGCTGATCTTGTATATCAAACGTAAGCAGCTCTGTTGTTTCATCCAATCACCTACCGGGTCATTTTTGTATTACAATACAATAGTTATAAACCATCAATGACATTGCGTAATATGGAAGCTCATATAAACTCTGGATATAAAAAACTTATTGCACATCAATAGTTTTTCGACTTGCTTTGAGACGTTCCGCAATCTGCGCTCTTTGTTCATCTGAGAGGATGACCTTGCGCGGCGGGGATACCTTAATCCACTTCTTCGGCACTATGTAATCTGCAAAATCACCACCACGAGATTCATGCTCCAATCTACATTCATCTGGATACTGTTCTGCCAATGAGCGCAACCTATTTAATAATGCGCGATTTCCAGTATAAACACCAGCCTCATCTTCGGCATCGTTGTAAGTGATAACCGTTTCTGTTTCTAGTTTTGAATATCTTTCAGCCATCTCCACCAACCTTTCTAATAATCCAACACATAAACTCAAGCAACTCGATAAAAATAAAGATAGGAAGTGAGAACGGCCAAACAAAGCCAACCACTGTACTTTCCATATAATCAATCTTATCGTCTGATTTCTTAACACTATGCAAGCTTATCATAGACATGATAAACCACATAACAAAATAACCGACAATTCCAATAATCAACCACATTATGATTCACCGCCGATCTTTTCTCTTACTTGTTTCACACTGAGCGAACAAGGAAGATGCTGCCATGCCACCACCTCGTCATCACACAGTTCGTTATCAACAACCCAATTTCGCCCAAGTCGCCAGCCGCATACCGTATATGTATCTGGATGATCGTATCTATCACACAGACACATTAGAATGACCATTTCATTCTCTGGCGGTTTGGAAATGCAACACCAATTCCACGGGTCTTTTATTGGCGGCGAGGTCAGAACCTTTGAGGGAAGTTTATCTACACTCCTTGGGATAATTTTGCCGCTAGGCGTAGGAGGCGGAATCAACGTCCATCCACGCAGACTTTCCTTTTCTATGTATTCAGTCATCCTGATCTGCTTCCTCCAGAGCTGTTGGATTATCAAATATATTTCCAATCATCTCGCCCTCAAACTTCCCGTCAAACAGCCACGCTTGCAGAAAGTAATTTCCTGCGCAGAAACCGCCCTCATCAAATTCAACAACATAGCGCACAAGACTATCATCATTGAAACTCTTAACTCGGATAACATCACCCTCGAAAATAGGTTTCTTATTCCTATCGTCTATTCCAGAATACCTACCAACAGTCTTAGGATCAACCTCAATTGCCACCAGCTCTCTTGGCATATTCCAATCTGCGAAACTGTCAAAGAAAATATAATGTTCTATCTCATTATCTTTTAATCCGTCGCCAATCACACATGGCTGTCTTTTCTCATGTCTCACATAATAGCCAAAGCGCCAATACCCGTTCAAATCCTTTGCGCGACTAATTTGATTTTCCAATTTCATCTAACAATTCCTTTCCAGCACGATACGCCTCTAATGCGCCGCGTAAATACAACTCTTCATCTTCTGTAACATCTGCCATAAACAAGTAATCATTATGGCGAATAAACCCGATCTGTTTCAAAAACGTATTGAATTGTTCTCCCATATCAAATAGCATTTCAGTTGATGGGGAATCCATTTCAGTATGAGCCGTATTAATTCTTCCATAACGATCTTTATGTCCAAAATCCAATTCCCAATGAATCATACAAGGACTAATCATGTTGAACCTCCCGCCATAAATCCTGCCAGCATAATTGCTACGCCTATAAATTGCGCGTCATTTGACAAATCTGTATATCCACCATTTGCTATACCATAAAGCAAGGCGAGTGATAAAATGAAACCTAAAACCTTATTGCGTGGCATCTATATTATCCTCTAACGATTTCTAAACCTTGAATTGCTCCTGGCATCCAATACGCGACGAATGCCAGCTACAGAAAGATCAGCCGTGAATACACAGTCGCAATTGTCACACTCACACTCGGCGCTCATCATATCGTCCGCATAGTCGATCTCTCGCATATTAGGACTCCCACAGCTCAGACAAAGAATAATGTCGTTATCTGAAATATCGCAAACGAAATCGCCAAGCATATCATCCCATCCATCATTCAGGTCTGACCATACATGTCTGCAACGTTCACACAAACAATAATCATTGAACTCTCCGCTAACTACGCCAGTTTCGCGGGAGTAATGATCTCCAATATGGATAGGGGCGCGACAGTATTCACACCGATAATTTTTCCGAGCTGTCCTATATTGACTATTCCAAAAACTCATTAGTAGGCACCATGACAATGCCAGCAGAACTCTTATCACAACAAGGGCAATTGCAAACAGGATAAGGTTTTAGTTGCCCTTGCTGTAGTATATATTCATCGTTATTTGCTTCCCACTTGCAACCGCAATTCCAGCAAGTAAATATAGCTGGCCTTTTTGTATTCTCCAAATTTCCTTCTTTAAGAATTCTCATAATCACCAGTCCACATATACATCAAGCGTATTCGCTGTGGCACAATAATCGTAAACACAACCTTGTTTACCAAGCGGAGTATCTACAACCGTTCCTTTCTCAAGTGTATTAGAAGCCAAACATATGTAATCGTTCTCGTCGCACACATATCCATCATCGTCAACGTGGCGACCTGGGATCGACAGCCCGCCGCCAGGGAGGACTCTCTGACTATACCAAGTCCAGCGCCAGCCATTCCAATTCAAAACGCCCATCCATTGAAAATCAGAAGGTTCATATAATCGCGGCGAAGTAGTTTCCTCTTCTGATTCATCTGTTGGTTTCTCCAAAATCAATTCTCTTGATGCGCGGCCAATCATCACAATTGGCTGTGTGATCTCCGGCGCTGGTGTTTCTTCTACAATTGTTTCTGTATTATCTGTTCGGCTCGTACACGCCGCCGCTGTAAAGATCACGAATGCGGCAAGCACCAGCCAAAATATTCGTTTACTCATTATGTATCCCTAGCATCTCCTGTATGTAAAAAAGAATATGTTTTGATGAAATTCTTAGAAATCTTGCCTGAGATTGACAGTCATCAAATGGCACGATTCCTGAATCCTCTGGCGGAAGTTCGCATTGTCCTATAATGAAATCAAATAATCTCAAACAGGATTCTAATGCGAAAACGTGTTCCACATAGGATTTAAATTCATCTGGCTCTAATCCAGTATCTTCATAATCCGCGAGCTTGCGTAATGCAATTTGTTCGCACTCACGCTCCGTAAAAAAATTCTGCCAATCAAAAGATTCTGAATTATACATTACATTCTCTGTTGGCTTATCATTTTGATCTTTCTGTCTATATGTAAGTCTCTTCAAATTTCGCGCCTCTGTGTTTCATATCTCCATGGCCCATCCATACCATCATTAATACAAAAATTGCGTAGGCATTTAGGACACACTAAATAATCAATTGCATTTCTAACGCGGCCAGTGTAATAACGCACACCGTATTCAACCGTCGTTTCTTCTTCTGTGAACCATACGGCCTCTAGCTCACAGCCGCAATATGCACATTCACCGTACTTGCTCATAGCGCTCCCAGCGTTTGCAATAATCGTCCCACATAACAGCGCCAATGCTCCAAAATTTACATGGTGCGTGGCCGCAAGCGTTATGGACTCCATCATAATGAATACAGGTATTGCAGTGCCGCTCTAAAATGCTGATCGCCACTTCTAGCGCCTCGGCCCATTTACCGAATACACATGGCCGGAACTTCTCTTTTAAAAAATTGGCGGCTTCATAATTCGTCATCCCACATATCTCCGTCCCTGATTATATTAATAACTTCCACTTTCGTAATCTTTCGACCACACCATGGACAAAAACGATATGAAACACTTCCACCACCGCCACACTTTGCGCAATATGTTCGGCCAGGTTTGCCCCAAGACTGATTAACACCTTCTATGTATTCATGTTTCCAATAACTTGTATCAGTCATCACTACACCTTGATTTCAGCCAATCGAGCCACATGCTTTTACACACGGCCATCTTAGTTTCATTTTCTCCATACTCATCTCTCAGTTGCAACTTGGTATGATAATCTGCCAGTTCATCATCAGACATGGCGCGAATCTTATCAGCCTTTGTCTGAGGCTGTCTATTACGAACCTTTTCAATGCCTCTCTTAAATCCTCTAATATAAGCCTCTTTGATCGTGCCGCCCATGTCTCTACGAAGGTCTTGACATTCAGAAGTCCAGCAGTTTTCAGCCGCAAGTATAACTTTATCAATCATTGATTTTCATTCCCTCATCCATACGAGCGCCGCAAAACCAGCAGTAGTGTCCGCGAATCGCTGTACTTGCATTATCATGATTTCCGCAATTAGAACACTGATATTTTGTTCCAAATCCCGGCCCCGTCTTTTTAATCCAATGTGCATGGACTACTTTCACAACATCATCCATCTGTTCGCCTAAACCCTTGCCAATGGACTCAAGCTGTTGGATAGCAATGTCGCGTTCCCATACTGCTTGATCGTAAGCACCATTTGATACTGCATCGGCAGATGGAATATCAGCAATATGTTTCTTCACGCCAGCAACATCAATCACGGCAGATAAAGCACTCTTGCGCTGAAATGCCTCATGCTGAGACAGCTCCGCGATCCTCTTGTCAACTGCTGCCATAGCATCGTCGCTGTAGATTAATTTGCGCTCACTCATTTTTTATATCCATCCTTGAACCGCATATAGGGCAATAAGGCAATCTCTTCGCAACCATAGCATCACATTCTGAGCAATCAAAAGCATCTTCCAGGTCATCGACTGGTATCCATTCTCCATGCCGCATAACATGCACATTACCAATAGCGATAGCATTTAAAAGACCTACCAAATTGCCTAGACTATTTTATTCGCACCATAATAGTAAGCTGCCGATCTCTTCTGGTTCTACATCCAAATCCTCATAGATCATCAGCTTGTTATAAATCTCTCGCCAAATTCTCTCATTGGCATAAACCACATAAGGTTTTAAGCCACTGTCATGAGACGTTAATCTGTTCATACCTTTATGTACCTCTCAAGCTCAAGCTCTTTTTCATGTTCCAGTTGATCCCGCCACTCGCGCACAATCCTAATCACTTCATCCATATCATCTAAGTAAAATGTCTCGATATATGCTTCACTATTTCCCGATTCATCAGCGGCAAACTTATACAATGTGATTGTCCTGAATACATGATCTTCATTGTGCCAAACATCTACATTGAATTTCTCCTTGAGTTCATTGCACAGATCATTGAGCTGCGCAAACTTAACCTTCTCAAAGTAAAATTCAACGTGCCGGGGCCAGGAAGAGAAGAAACCGTAATTGCATCCGACTTTGTATATGTAATTGTCCCGCGCCAGCTTAGAAGGGATTTCAGAAATCATCTTCCTAAAGTATTCAACTGAATGGGCGCGTTTGTAGTGATTACATGAGCGGCAAGAGGGGAATAGGTTGTCCATATCATCCGTGCCGCACTCTTGTTCATTCCATGCGTGAATAGGCACTACATGATCTACTTGCATATCTTTATAATCAATCATCCGGCCACAATAAGCGCAATGGCCGTCAAACTTTTTGTATATCTCTTCTCGTTGCGCTTTCGTCAGTTTCTTTCGCTCCGCCATAACTTACCATCCTAATATATTATATGTCACACCTTAGTTGGTTGTTCCGTATTAACCATAAAACAAGCGAACATCTTTTCTTCCGGCATCCAGCTAATGTCCATCTCTGGTTCATACGATAACAGGTCAATGACCTGATAGAGATGAAAGCAGTAGTCAATATTGCCGCGTCTGACGTTCCGCAAAATGTCATTAATAAACTCTGAGTAAAAGTAATCTATAGAAAAGCCAGAAGGAGAGAAGAGGCCAACAGAGGAATCATAAGGCATCCATCTCTCTTGCACAGGAACGATACAGCTGCGAAGAGCTGATAAGACAGACTCCCATTCTGCTCGCCCGATCTGCTCAAGGGCCTTCTCTTGTTCTTGAAAAATCAAATTGCATTGTAACCTCCTATGAAGCTCCGCTGGCCGCGATCAATCTACGTTCAATTAATTGAAGCCAGACCCGGTAATTTCCTGGCTCTTATTATACACGCCTAAATCTGGTTTGTCAACCCTTAGTTTGTTTTGCGCTTTAGAGCTGCCGCCCTCCCGCCATTCAGAAACACCCTATAAAGAAGAAAAGAACTAAAAGAAGAAATTTAATATAAGAATTATAGTATATTAAATAAAGTATATTATAATACTCTTTAATATAATATACTCCTATTATTATATATATTAACTTCTTATATAATGTATAATATATAATATAATAATAGTAGTAACGAGGAACATCAAAAATTTCTATTCATTTTTAAAAGAATTTGAGCAAATTTCAAATGAATTTCACAAGATTTTGAAAATCATCTTTCTTGCGCCAGAGAGAAACATCATTAAACTGTTTTGCGCCAAAGGATGGGAAGTTTGGAATTAGTTATTCTCGCGCAACAGATATACCTTGAAGAATGTTTTCGATAATCCAAGTATGAAAATCAACTTTGTACCATGTCATGGGAACTTTTGAATTTGTTCGGGAGATATTCGAGAAAAGTTAAGTTTGTGCCATAAGCTGGGAGATTTTGAAATTTCTTCGGTGAGCTGGAAATTGGGTGGAGTGTGGGGTGTATCACATTCTTCCCAATTTATGGGAACTTTTATTCGTTAAAATGTAAAAGTACCCCCTTATATTTTGCGTCGGAATTTGTGTAAATATTCCCCAATTTATGGGCAATTCCATAAAAGGTCATTTTTTGGAATTAAAGAATAAACCATGTAATAAAATACTGTTTTCATAATTCCCGAAAAAAGTTAGTGTTATCAATGGTTTGTGTTAATGAATGATTTTTTTATTGATGTTTTCGGGAAGGGTATCGGTAAAGGATATTAACCGATAATCGTTTAATTTTCGTTTCAAATTCGTCTAGTAATATTTCTCCCATATTATGGACATTTTTGCACTATTAAAAGAAAATTCGTCTATTTTACGTTCTCAAATAGTATAATTTCATCCTAGTTTATTATCTGCTTTTCTAACTTGCGGCGATAGCTGCAACATAAATACACATAATAATTTCAACACGTCAAATATGATTATCAACACACTAATATCAATTATCCGCTTTCTGCTATTTGCATAAATACATAATATATTTATCTCATTTGCGCCGCAATCACAATACACCGCTATATTATATTTACACCACGCTATTTATATTACATCTAATCTATTTCATACTCAAGTATCACAAATTGAAACATAAATATAAACATATAATGAACACAAGATAGATCGCCAGAAAATTTATAGGATAATTGCGTAAGAAAAATCAAAAGGAATTAACAGAAAAACATATCAAGAAAATCAGCATAAAAAATAGATCATAAATAGAATGAATGAAGTTATATCACTCGCGGCGACATAGTAAAAACAATTCATAATCCCATCAAGAATTAACAATAGAATAAACCAAAGAGAAAACGCAAGAGTAAACAATATAAAAACTACATAATAAACGGCATAGAAAACGCGCCGCAAATCATATTAAATATCGTCCTGGCATCCGGCGCTGTTAATATCTGGTAATTCATTTACTGGTAATTCATGGTAAATCCCTATGGTATTTACTGGTAAATTCATCATATCGAATATGGTAAATCATGGGAATTATCGCACGGCCTTAATTGGCAAGAAATGGGAATTATGATCGCGGCATAATTACCATAAACTGTAAAACAGAATTACCAAAAAATGGTCAAGTTGATTTAATATCATCATGGCAAGAATTACAAAATATTATAACAGTCATTCTAAAAAATCCCTATATTTTATTGTATATGCTTTTCCTCTGGTATCCGTCTATTTGACACGAGCGATTTGCTATATATAATGTATAGGCTTTTCATACGTTCAAATTTTAGGCATGATTTACGCCTATTCAGAACATGCAGCAACGCGCCGGAAATGGCAAAACATGGTAAATCCAGGACTGAAAATCAAACTTTTTTCAAAAAATTTAGTTTCAAAAAATCCAGCATTATCAAGGCTTTGCGGGCTTTTCAAGAGAATTTTTTCAAAAAATCGAAAAAAGTTGTTGACATTGGATTACGGCGAAGGTATTATAGTACCAGAAAGAGAAAACAAACTAAAACACGACGGAACACAAACGGAGGTCAATCAAATGAAAAACATCAAGTCAACGATCCGCGATCTGAATACCATTTTCCGCGCCGTCGAAGGTTGGGTTGATGATTACGCAACCAAAGAAATCAATATCATTCTGAAGGCTTGCTATGATAGGGGAATCGATGTTGAATGCATCGACGATAGATATTTCTGGATAGGCGGCGAGCCCACTACAAAGCAGAGAACATACAGATTGACCGATAGCAATAGCGGCAACATTATCCCGTCGATCCTTATTATCAATCGTTACTATGGTAACTACGATAACGGCCATTGTGAATTGACTGGTTATTTTTCCTAAAAACAAGAAAACAAACTAAAGCAAAAACGGAGGTATAAAACAATGATTAAAACCATGCTTACAATCGGAACTTTTGACAAGGATACTTGCAAGGCTGAAATTACCATGGAGGAGGCCGTCAATCGTATTTCAAATATCATTCTTTCCAATGACATTGAAGGCGCAACTATTATCCCTAATTGCACGGGGATTTATAAGATGTGCAGCACGGGCGAAATTATCCGCGAGCCTTCGATCCGTGTTGAATATGTGGAGGCAATTGTTCACGGTGATATATCTTTTCAGAAAATGATTGATGAAATCAAAACAGAATTAAATCAAGAATCTGTTATGGTTGAAATCGCGGAGGTGAATGTGTCCTTTATGTAATTTGACTTATCTTTGCAAAATATCCGCAAGTATAGATACCGCCGTTTATATGGCTGAAATTATAGGAGGATGAAATGTTTACAATTAAAAAAGATGATTTTGACCGCCTCCGCCGTGAACATCCTGATTATATCAGCAAAGCCATAAAACGCCACGAATGGAACGGGCGCATATGTGAGGCTGGTGATTATATGGGATTCGCCTCCGTCATTGAAGGCGATCCAAAAAAGGGAACGACGCTAATATTTGAACATATCCATTTTGAAATAATTTAACGGAGGTTTTCTGTTATGGCAACGCCTAATTTCCGCTCAATGCTTTATAACATGCCGCTGGTTTGTGGCATTCCCTTTAGCGAATATTGGGAGGAATACGATCATGACGAATTCATGGCCGAAGTTGAAGCAAATGCGGATTGCGCGGAAGCGCAGCATATCGCGGAGGACTTTAACGACGATTTAACATTCCATACAGTCACCATTATCGCGGGACATTATGATTCATTTCAGTTTTTCGTGGAGGAAAAGTATTCCGGCTATTTCGATCTTGATAAATCGTCCCGCTGGTGTATCGACAATGATAACGCGCATTATTATTTCGACATGTGTCGATCCCTGGCAATCCGAAAAGCGGATAGCGAAAAGCGCCGGATTATGAAATGGCTTTATCAAATCGCGGAGAAATACGGTTATAACATTTGCGGAATATCGGAACGTTTCTCCAATGGGGAAACATGGTATTGCAAGCTGAATTAATGGAGGGCAGCGCAATGAGAACAGAATTACAAATGTACTATTCCGGCAATAACTTTTTTGGTCATCGTGAAATGCTGACAAGCGAAATGATTTATCCTAGAATGTCGGATATAAAAAAATGCTTTATGTACTTGCGGAAAAACAGCGACGGCGCAATCCACTACCTCCATACCGATGGCGTATGGTATTCAGCTTATTACAATTCTGAAAAGGATTTTAACGCTGGTATCCTAACAATGGCGATTAGTCCGCACCCGAATGTACGGGAATTGGAAACAATCGCATTCGACAAATGCAAAGGAAAATTCTATAAATTCTTTACGGAGGATGAAAAAAATGATTATTGACCTTATTCTTGATAGGCGAGCAGCCGACAAACAAGAGGATGAAACGGGCAAGCGCCCAATCTGGTTTACCGGAGAAATTGACGAATACGATCCGGCAAAGTTTTACAGGGATGTCATGTCCTATGGAGAAATCGGCCACGACATCACGCGAGCGCTTGACGGCGGGACGGAGGACGATGTAAAGCGCGAATTGTGCAAGTATATCATCAATGGAGAATATAATCCCAACATTTGCGGATACATCTATTCCGTCAACTGGTTAACCAATTCAAGAGTGAAGGATAGTTTTGGCGAAAACATCAAGATAGTACCCATCACATTCGATTGATGGAAAAATTGATTCAGAAGGGAGGTGATACGGAAAATTTCAAAAATTTTCGGAAAATTTGAAAAAAGCACTTGACACAATGCAAGCATTGTGATATAGTCTAAGCAAGCTAAACAAACTAAAGATTGAAGGGAGATAAACTAATGAGTGCGATCATTTCTGAAATCATGGAAAGCTTGGATGTAACCTTGTCGGAGGCGCGGGACATCATCGACGATCTGAAAAGCGACGTAAACCACTACATAAGCCAGGGCGATCTTGGCAGCGCGGAGGAGGCGCTTTACGAATACGGGATCGAAATGGAGGATTTTATCGACGCTGTTATGTGATTTGGTTTATCGGGCGCATATACGGAAAATATACGCGCCCCATTAAATCAAATCAAAACGGAAAAAATGAATGGAGGAAAATATCATGACAAACAATCAGATCATTTTTAATGCGGCGTATGAGCTTATGATGGAAGGCAAAATCGGAACGACTGGACGGAAAATTACACTAGAAGATGGAGAAGAATTTTTTGAACCGGAGCCGATTCACACGTTCCAAACTTGGAAAAAGAAGGGATATATCGTCAAGCGTGGAGAAAAAGCAATTGCAGCCATTGACATCTGGAAATACGCGCCGCGCAAGAAAGACAATGATGATGGAGAAAACGACGGCGAGAAAAAGAAAATCCGCAATAGCGAAATGATTATTAAAACGTCATACTTTTTTAGCATGGCGCAAGTGGAAAAAATCGGCTGATGGATTAGATTTATACAGCCCTATACGGAAAATATAGGGCTGAATTAAATCAAATCAAACGGAGGAAAAAACAATGAAAATCAAGATGACGGAAAATTCTAAATGTGCTATCCATGTTTCTGAAATGCCGAAGGTACGGGAGATCATGGCAATGCTGAAGGAAGATGACAGTCTGAACGATTATGCGCAGATGGCCGCAAGAGTGGCGAGCGGAAAGAACGATGAATTTGAAATCCTGAAGGCCACGGCAGAGATGGCGCAGAATTGCAGAGTGTGGGATGCCTACGGCGACGGTACGGAAAAACTGGATGTATGGTTGGAGGTTTACGCCTATAATCCCTACTATGGTTTTTATGACCTTGGCATTTACCTGACAGATGTATGGGCGATCACGGGCGACAATGCGGAAGAAATCAAATCCCATATGTATATCAAGCCTTTTATTGCGGACTGTGAGGAAAAAATGAACAATCACGGCCTGACACAAGCGGAGATAATCGACATTATCATCAAACACTATGAACAGAAAAACAACCTTGTGGGAGGAAAAAACGATGACTAATCTTTACAATATCAAATCTCTTTTCAAGGATCACGACGGCGGTTATATCGCCATTCTGGAATACGGCAATGGAAGATTCTACAATCATTACGATTGCGCCGAAGATGGCAGCGGAAGCACGTCCAGCGCCGGAGGCTTTATTGACCTAGATGCAGCTCGCGCCGCCGTAAAGAAGCATCGTCCCATGGCGCGGGAATGGAAAAGATGGTATGAACATTCCGACATTCACACCTATGAGGTTGAAAAGCTCGGTTTTGCGGAGAAATTCACCGTCAAGCTTTTCGAGAACATGGGCGGGCGTTGGGTGCAGCTTGGAAAAGCTGAAATCTGTGACCGTGAAACAATGGAAGAAACAATCGGGATCGCATGGAGGGAATGAAAATGCTGAACATCGGAAAATTTCAAGAGCGCAATCGCCTCCATTGAGGCGCTGGAAAACGGGGAGGAGATCTGAATGAAAGTCAAGTATGTTCATTGTGATCGAGTGACAACTTTCAATCTGGAAAAAGTGACGGGCGTTAAAGACAAATGGGGAATTACATTCGATGTGTCCAGTTTTCGGATTGATAGCTGGGCCGGAACAAAATCCGTATATATTAAATACTACGGAAAAAACGGTCTTCCTTATATGACCGCCCTGAAACGTGTAAACTTCTGTGAAGACGGGAATATGCTCATCAATGTATGCGGAAAAAGCTACATCATCGGAACGTGGGAAATTAAAGAGCAATAAGGGAGATATGGAAAATATGAAAAAGTATGTTCTTTGTGAGACAATCGAGCGCGAGATTTCTACGCCGGAATTTTTTGATACACACGATGCGGTTTTTCGCGCCATGCTGGAAAGATTCTCGCAAGTCATGGATATTCCGTATTTGGAGCTTGTAATCCATCAAGACGAATATGAGGACGAAATAACCGAGTATTCGGCCTATTGCGAACGCCACGGAAATAACTACGATTGGAAAATCTTTGAGGTTGAAATCAACTAATAAAACGTAGATTTGATGGAGGAAAACATGAAGAATACAGCCTATCATATCGACCTTTGGGAAGAGCGGCAGATGGAATACGGGATCGGTATTGTGCGCCTTTGCGATATTTACTGGTGGCCGGAAAGAATCAAAAAATCCGTTTCTAATTGGCGCATGATGGAAAAACTCAAAGGTATCAATGGTCTTCACGTTATCAAGCGGATGGATGGCAGTTATTATCTTAACTCAATTTCTGGATATACCTATGATAAAGGTATGTATCTCTACATGGTTCATCCTGACGGAACACTAACGCGAGAAATCTAATCAATCGGAAAATTTGTACTTGACACAATGCAAGCATTGTGGTATAATCCGGGTAGATCAGAAAGGGAGGGCGATCCAATGAAATTCGCAGAGTTTAAGCAGCATATCGAAAACACCTATAACGCCTTGTTTCATGCGAGCAAATGCAGATGTATGATTTACAACTGCTTTGGCAAGAGCATCACGATTGATTGCTGGCTTGCGGAAAAGACGGAGGAATGTCCTAATAATATTCCCGCAAATGATATGTTTCATATCAGCTTTATCATTGATCTTCCGAAGGACTGGCAGGACGATGATGATATGCCGGATAACATGACGATGAAGGCATATGCGAAGGACATCAAAATCAAGCCGGAAAATCCGATGTTTTATTGTGATCGTAAAACAATCTCTTTCCGCAAAACTAGCGGCAATGCGGAAAAGTTGATGCAAACCTTCAGCAATTTCGTTATTCGTCTTTTTAAGGCCGTCATGGAGGAATACAAAAACGACAATCTCCTGGCGTATGATATGCAGCTCATCCAGAAGAAAAATTATTTCATATAACAAAACAACAAACTAAGGAGATAACAAAATGGAAACTATCATTTCTTTCATCATGGCTTTTATCGCGGCCTTCGGGCTTTATCCGAGAACTGGTTACATCGTCGAGCTTGAGCCGCAGCCGGAAGATATGTATAAGATCACGATTGAGGATGCCACTGGTAATCTGTGGGTATATGATACTGATGCAGATGATTATACCGTGGGCGACGGCGTAGCAATGATTATGTATAACAATGATACGCCGGAAAGTATCTATGATGATGTTATCATTTCAGCGCGTTATAGCGGTTTTTGGAGGTAATGACAATGCGGATCATCAACACTTTGACAATTTATGTATATGATTTTCCTCTTGGCGATTGCACGAATGACGGAATATCAAAGTATTATAAAACCTTGCGACTATATTGCCCTGATGGGCCTGATAGCTTTGATGCTGATGTGGAAATTCCCATTAACTTTTGCATGGTTGAGCAGCGCCAAGTGTATGCCGGAGAAATCTATTGTGATATTGTTCCGGCTACGATCATGGAGGGTTTTGGACTGCCTACGCCGCGCCCTGGTTGGTGGATGTCTGGCGGAAATATTGGGTATAGTTGTGATTCAAGATTTGATGAGATGGCGGGCGTTAGCTATCCACTGAAAATTCACGATAGGAGAGAATAACAATGGAAAAGATCATTGATGATATGATTTGCGCAGCTTATCGCCACAACGATTCCGAGATGGCTACAATGGCCTATAAGCTCATGTGTGAGTTTGCACGTACAATCAACTGTCCTTCCAACTGGCGCGATATAGGCGAACGTATGGCCGGAAAATACAATGGAGATAACACTTTCCATGAGTGGGTAAGAGAGAATTGCAACCTGGAAGATTTCTAAAAATATTAAACATGAAAACAAACTAATGCTTGACAAATGCAGTGTAGTATGATATAATACAGTTACAGTAAATGAGTTACTAATCTGATTGGAGGATTTCAAAAATGACATTCAGAGAGTTAATGGACAAACACGGCTATGAAATGATGTTGCTTGATCTGTACGACAAGGATGGTAATGAAATAAATCCAGATGAAACGCCAGGAGAAGCAGAGGTTATCGGATATACGGAAGAATCCGGGTTTTGGGATGTTCAGTTAGATTGGTAAAGGAGATCGGAAAACATGATGTATAAGGAACTGAAACAGGCCATTATCAATTGGCTCATGGAACATGAACACACATGGCAGCGAGAGAGCACTTGCCGCGAGAAATTTCACCCTTACATATACGACGCTGACGGAAACTATCTGATTGGTGGAGTGATCGTTAGTAACTTCATCTCCGCAGCGGACAAGCTCATTTACGGCGACGATAAGATGATTAAACAGATCGGAGATTTGAGGCCGATTTTCTGATAAGACAATCTTTTAATTAGGAGGATAAAGAATATGAACAACAACAAATGGTTTGGCATGGTACGCTGGTGCAATGATGATATTGCCGGAAAACTGGAAGATATGGGGATCGAAGCAAGCGAGGAAAATATCGCTGCCGTTCGCAAAAACTGCGAGAATAACAAATATTTCCGCGACACGATGATCGAAGCCGGATGGGATATGATCGAGGAAGCGATTAATGAAACGCTTGGATAAAACGAAAGTTTAATCATCTGGAATAGCGCAAAACAAGATAAAGGTGGAAGATATGAAATACTTCGTTGTTTGGAGATCGAGAAACAATAAGCAATCGAATTACGAGATTTCAAATTCCAGAAATGCCATGAAACATCTGGAGGAAAAAGATGCTCAAACGGTATGGGTCTACGATAAAGATGGATGGTGGCTTTCATTCGCGGACAGAGATCAGAATGGAAAACCTTATCGTCCGCAGATGTGTCCCGATGGCGAGCCGAGAAAATACTATGCGGAGAAATTCAAAGAACTCAACTGTGGAGGCCAATAATGAAACTAACCAATGAAGATAAAGATTATTTGAAATCCATCGGATATCGTGAAGAGGATTTCGCGCAAATCCAAAGAGCAGCCGGAAAAACTGATTATGAATATCAGATGCAGAAGATCGGACAGAAGAAAGCTATGGAGCTTTTGGGACGTAAAAACTATCTAAGTGGGCTTGCAAGAAGCGCTTTTCATTGGACGTGTGTAAGAGAAAGATTTAATGGAGAAATCGTCTATTTCGATTCTGCTAGACTGTTTAGGTAGGTGGAGAATTTGAAAACCAATGACAGGGTAATGATCGTATGTTGCGAAGCATCTCCATATAACAATCAAAAAGGTGTTATTGTGCGAACGCAGCTTAATATAGATAAGCATAAACAGGAATCAACAACCTATATTGTTCGTCTTGATAAACCTCATTGTGCATGGGCCAAAGAGGTTGGTTTTCCAATAGAAGCATTAAGGAGAATTTGACATGAAATACACTCTTGAATATCTCGCGGACGTGGCGAAATTCTGGTTGGAAAATCAGGTCTATACCAGAACCACATGGAAAGACTTTCAATGCGGAGAATCGACCAGAGCAGATGAGATGGATAATTCCATTATCTTCTGGTTTTCTTGCACATATACATGGAAACTTAATTCTTGGGATAAGAATATGTCTAAAGAAATTGGTGTAATCTACATCAAAGAAAAAGATTCTTGGACTTGCACGGAAGCGGCACTTGCTGAGTAAAGGAGCGGAAAAATGAAGCTGATTGATGTCAATAATGAGCGCAGCATGAAACGGGTTATCATGTATAACCACGATCAGACGAAAGCGCTGTATCACAATAAGAATCTCATGCACGTCGAAGGAAATCTCTATGTCGGAGAATTTGAATACGATTGCAATGGCCCTTATTACGACGAGTTTGTTATTTGGCCGGAACTTGATGTCGGTATCTGGTTTGGAGTAGGCAGCGGCAAATGGGAAGAGATTAGTGATACTATGTTCGCCATTGAGCGTATGGGTTATGACACGTTGGAAAACTTCAAACAGACAATTCATGCCAGATTGGAAAAGAATGACCATTTCCGTTATACCGAGATCGAAATGATGAAGCTCGTGGATGCGTCTATGGTGGATGCTATGCGGGAGTCTCGCGAGCGGTTTGCGGAAAACCGTAGAATCAAAGAAGAAGCCAGACGGAAAGAACAGGCAGAGCAAGAAGCGGCATTTCTGGCCGAGCGCAAAGAGGAAGCCGAAGAGATTATCAATTCGGCGCTGGAAGTCTTGCGCAATGGTGGAGAGCTTAAAAACAATTCTGTGAGCATTTATCGCAGCGAGTACGATCATTCTACTTATAGCATCATCAACTATCTCATGCGCGAGTATGGCGTTAAAGTGCCTATCAAGACGCAGGGATGGATCAATAACAGTCTGGTATCTGTTACTATCCAGGATGGAAAATGCGAGCATTGCCGTTATTACAAACACAAAAATGGCAGAGGATCGACAACTATTTTCGGCTACATGAATGAACTTATCAAGGCGGTGAGCAAAGATGGAAACATTGGACAAAAGGATTTTGAAGAAGTCGCCGGATGAACTGGAGGAATATTTAGCTTTTAAGCGGCGAGGCTTTAAGATCAATAACAAGAAAGGCAAAGGAAGTTACAAACGTAAGAACAAGCATCCTAAGAGGGAGGAAATTCAATGAGCATCTATCGGAAAATTTCTTATATCATTATCGCGATCATGGCCTTGATTCTGATGTGGTTTGTAATTAGCTGGGTGGATGTTATCGCACATAATACTATGCCCTATGTAATTTATCATAATTGGAATCTCTTTTATATGCTATTTAGTGCATAACAAACTAAAGCAATACATATTCTATTGCGGATCAAATGAGAGGATGATATAATAAATCATCATAGCAGCCGCCAGGAAGCGTCTTGACGCGCCGCAATCGCAGGAGATGGAGATTATGGCCTTTACAGAGGAAGAGCGTAGACAGCGCAAGAATGAGCGCCAGAGACGGTATTATAGAGAGAATGCAGATAAAGCGCAGCAATACGCAAATGAGTATAATAAGACTAAAATGAAGTCATACGCATTTCGGTTTTCATATAAAGAGGATCAGGATATTATTGACTTTCTGGAATCCATAGATAATAAGACAGATTACATTCGGCGGCTTATACGCGCCGATATAGAAAATAGCACTTGACATTATGCTAGCATTGTGTTATAATATAGGTAGATCAGGAAAGGAAATTATCACATGAATAACGTCGATAAGAAGTCTTTGGAACATCTGATGCCGATTGGAGAGTTTGCTGATACCTACCTGTGTTTCATCTCTAAGCATAATAAAGAGGAATATATGTATAGCGTCTTTGATAAGGTGGCCGCTTGGGTGGAACGAAACGGCGGGAAAATCAAGCGCACAAGCGATAAGAAGATCGTCGGAGATCGCAAGGGTTTTGAATGTAAGATCGTGTTTCCTACCTATGGCAAGCGGAACATGAAAGAAATTATGGCTACGCTTTATTAATTTGAGCCAAACTGATTGGAGTTTTTGATGGATACAAGAACAGTAGCATGGAATATGATGCAAGCTGATAGCATGGAGCGCCGCGAGGCAGAGAAAGCTATCGGAAAGAAGCTTGAGGATATGACAAAAGAAGAAAAAGCCATTGTTGTTGTTTGCATAGCAGCCTTTTATGATGAACTCAAAGCTAAATATGAAGTGGAGGATTAAATATGAAAACAATGTCGATTAAATTAGAGCCTTATAATTACGATGTATCTGATAATGTATTCAGCATCCTCTTTAATGGTTCTGATAAGGAAACGGAAAATGGATTACAGGAAATTCCGGCAGCAAGTTATCAGCTTATTGTGTCTGCCCTTCAACTTTGTGCGTATGACAATCTGGATGGCGGAGAGCGAGACATAATTCATACTGCCACGGCGATCATTGAAAGATTGCGCGATCAGCAGAAACTCCGTGAATGGAGGAGAGAAAATTAATCATGGATATTTATAGCTTTTGCGAACTGGCAACAGATGATAGCTATGATTGTGCGATCTACGACATGAATGAATCTGTCGAGCAGGAGGTTTTTCGCGGAACCTTGCGCGAGGCCAGAGACAGCGATTTCAGCGAGTATGATGTTATGAGCTTTGATCTGGATGATGGTGTTATCGTTCTCAATATTGAGACGTGATGATTTAAGTTTGACTAATTCTGCCTATTTTCTAATTTTGGTATTGACAAATAGAAAATACGATGTTACAATGTAGGCAGTTGAAAATCAAATCGCCTCATGTAAAAGAGGACGGCATAAACCGTCCTCTCAAGCGGGATTATTTGACGAGTTGCCAAACATATCCGCCAGCAAAAATGATCCCATAGGAAATCAAGTTTGCCAATATACCAACCAGAAGATTGTGTATAATGTCTATTGCAGACACCTCCTAAAAGTATTTCACAATTAGATTGTGATTCCTAGTGTGAGTCTTTTAGAAGAATCCCGCACGGTAATTATAGCATTATGATTTTGACTTTTCAACCAAAATAATCCTCCCTCAAATAAGAGGGAGTGATTAAAGGATTAAACAGAATAACAAACTAAGTATTGACAAAATGAGATTAGTCTGCTATAATACAAGTATAGTAAATGAGTTACTTGAAAGGAATGATTGATATGCGTCTGACATATTACAGATTTCCAGATGACACCAAAGAGGAAATTCTGCTTGCCAATGGCTGCGCCGTCGTTTTGAAGGATGGAAATGAGATTTATCCAGAGATCATACCAGATGACAAAAGGTATTTAGTAGATCATATAGATCATTCCATTAATTGTTCCATCTCTTTTGCGAAGAAAATGATGAAACAATATGGCGGTTGTGGATGGACGGCCAATGCGCGATTACTATTCCGAGATCAGCAAGAAGATTGATTATCTTTCTTCTCATTATTGCGCACATGAGTTTAATCCGCGAAGCATGGAGCTTTCTTCCTGGATCACAAATCGGATTGACTGGTGTTGGAAATTCAGAAAGATAACAGCGCAGCAGAAAGATGAGCTTTGTAATCGGATGATTGTTTACTTTGAAGGCGACTATTAAGGAGGATCAAATGACTAGCTATATGATTTACGGACGCAAGCCGGGATTTGGCGAAAAGGAATTTGAGCTTTGTATTATGCGCGGCGAAAACATCTTGGGCGCGGTTACTGTGGCCGAGGCTATATATGGAGCAGAGAATGTAACAGCAGCTCGCAGTATGCCTCTAGCCTATAATGCGGAATCCTGGGAGAAACCAGAATGATTACACGGAACAACATTGATCGTCTGGACAAGATTGTGGCGCATTACGCCATGCAGGATTTCAAGAGGGCAAATCCGCAGCCAAAACGATATGCCAATGGCAAGACTAATTATAAACCATATAGTCTTTCTCCCTTGACGAATGAGGCCAGAAAGATGTTACATCTTGCGCGGAAAGAAATGATTACGCCAGAGGAAGAAAGAGAGGTAAAAGCATATCTTTTGAAACACAAGATGTTGTTTGATATGTAATGGATTGGATAACATTTGCGAGCAGATCAGGAATGACGTTGCAGGAAATGCGCGATCTATTTGAAGCTGAAACAGGAATTTCCTTTAGGCATCCATCATGTAATGTGGATGATGATTGCTGGAAGATGGCACAATTCAAGGAGTGGATTATCCTGAACATTTGACAGCTTCCGCATATTGTTATGATTATATTATATACTATACTTATCAATAATAATAACTTTATATAATTATAACAATATAATATATATTAAACTAAGTATAATATAATCCTGTTTAATATACTATACATAAAGTATATCATTTAATATACTATACATGGAGGTTTGAATGAAGAGCGGAACATATAGGTGTGTTGACAGAGATCATTATTCGCTTGTCTGGAATGGCCGTGATGATGTAGTCGTAGATCATCCAGAATATGATTTGACGATTTCTGTGCGTGATACTGGCAAATCATATATTTTTAATATGCTGGAAAACAATAGCCGTTATATGCCTGGTTATCTGGAAATGCTTTTTAAGAAACCAAAGGTAACGATCAATAAGGAGAAAAATCCTCATGCGATTTTAGAGGACACACATAATAATAGCTACTTTGTGATTTATCCTTATCGCGGTGGTGTTCCGTTTACGTTCGATCTGGTTAGCTAGGAGGATGCTATGAAAAGATTTCTTTCAGATGTTCGCATGTTTTGGAAAGATAATAAGTGGTATGAAAATATAGTGGCCGCAATTTATTTCATTGGTTGCGTTGGCGCTATTCCGTTTATGATCTTTGTAAATCTTACAGAACAGGATATTGCATGGCGTATTGTTTCAATCGTTATGATTATTCTGTTTTCCGTCTTATGGGGAGTTTCTATTTTTGCATTGATCGCCGATTATTGTGATTGGTGGTAATGATATGAGATATGTTTATCTGTTAGAGAGGATCAGAGATAGCCGCGATTGGCCGAAAGGCACAAGAATATGGGCGCAGCATCCATGTACTGGCTGGCGCATTGTCAGAAAAGAAAAGGTGAGCTATTGACAATCCGCGCAGCTTTGCATACAATATAAGTGAACCTATAAAGAGTACGCGAGGGACAAGCCCAATGACCGTACAGCAACCTACCATCTGGCAAGGTGCTAAAGCTTGACCGATAGGACTGAATGTGGTCTTATCGGAAACGATAGGGCTTTTTTGTTACTCTTTTTTGGTAATAAATTTTTAGGAGTTGACAGTATGAAGAAGAAACTAATGGAACTGGTGAACACATGGCCGAAGGAGAATTACCGTGTTTACGTCAAATTCGACGATGCAGAAACCAAACAGAAATTTATCGCTAATGCGACGGATGAAGGTTTTACCTATGGCGACGGTACGCCCATTAATAAACGGGAGCCGGATGACATTATGGCGATCAATGAGGACAAGACAATCAACTTTGTCGGGACGAATGGACATATGGCCTTCGCCGCCGATGCAAAGGTGAATGGTTTGTGCCTGGTGCGCATTGATTATAAGCGTTTCATTTCTGGTGCAGAAAACTATCTGATTGAATAAAGTGCTTGCAATCTGTTTAACATTGTGGTATGTTGGCAATAGTTACTAATACCACGATGGAGGTTTGAAATAATGGCACGTCCGAAGGGCAGTAAGAACAAAAAGACTTTGGCGGTGGACTTTTCCGCAGCGCTGGATGAAAAGCTGGCGAAGAAAGCGGAGCTTGAAACCGAGCAGAAGAAAATAGCAGAGGATATGGAGGCTTTGAAGGCCAAAGCTAAGACTGTTAAAAAGTCTCTTTCATCTCTTGAGCGCGAGATCGTGAAGCTGGAGGCGCGTAAAGCCGAGGCTGACGCAGCGCAGGAGATGAAGGCTAAGAAGGATAGCCTAGATACCGCCGTGGATGATCTGGTGGCTCGCGGCGTGTCTGTGGATGATATTCTGGCCGCATTGTCTAAGATGTGATTTCATTCGGTCTGGCGCTTGTCAGACCGTTTGAAAAATCTTTTGAGAAAAACAAAATAACGCTTGACAATTTCGATTTGGTATGCTATAATGCAAGTACAGTAAATGAGTTACCAATCGAAAGGAGATCAAGAAATGCACGTCTATGTTATTCAGTACGATGATATTTACTTTGGATCGAAGATTTCCCAGGAAGGGTATAGCAGCCTGAAGGCGGCGCAGAAGTTTGTGGCGAGCCGCCCAGGAAATCATGTGATGGTGAATAATTACCGCTATGAGGCTTCCACTTATTCCTACACCATCATTGACGTACAGATTAAGGAGGACATGGACAATGCGTAATCTCCAACAGATCACAGGCAAGTGCATGGATGAGCTGGAAGCTATCGGGATCGAGCTTGGCCGTGTCGAAAATGTCATTGTCAATACCCGTGCTGTCAAGCGCTGGGGCCAGTGTAAGAAGCTAGCATCCGGGGGATTTGAGATTAATATTTCCTCCAGGCTGTTAGATGAGAGTGCGCCGGAAATCAGTCTGAAAAACACTATCATCCATGAGCTTTTACATACTTGCCGCAATTGTATGAACCACGGAGCGGAATGGAAGTATCTGGCGCAGAAAGTCAATCGCGCTTATCCTCAGTACAACATCAAAAGAACAGCATCCGCGAGTGAATATCAGATGTCGGAGGCAGAAGTCGAGCGGAAAGCAAAGTATATCTTGGAGTGTAAGAAGTGCGGAAACAAGCTTTTCCGCTATCGTGAAAGCGATCTTATTCGCAATCCTGGTAACTATCGCTGTGCGAAATGCAAGGGCGATTTTCAAAGAGTTATCGCGTAAAACAAACTAAAGAAGGAGATATAACAATGGGTCAGAGATCGCAGATTTATGTACGTTATAACGGTAAGCTTATTCTTGCGCGGTATTATCAGTGGAATTACAGCGAGCGCATGATTAGCCGCGCTAGGTATGGGATTGAATACATGAAAGATTATCTTGATAGTGGATATGATTTCGTATTTCGCGATCCCAGCTATATTGAAAAGATGGCTCGTGTTTTTGATGTCAACTTTGATATGAAGGACGTTCAGATCAGCCAAAACATTTTCAAGGAATGGGAAGAGTATGGCGAAGGAATCTCTTTCTTTGATTATGTTTTTGCTGGACAGGATAACAACGACGGCCAGTTGTTCATTGACATCTACGGCGGCGACGCAAACAATCAGCCGGAAATCAAGTATGCTTTCTTCGATTCTGGTACGGATTATGAAAAGATCATGACGGCAGATGAATACATGGATTGGGATTGCGAACATTGGGATAATGCGCCAGAACATAATCCGGCCTATGATAATTGCTACTTGGGAGAAGAGGAAGTAAAGACTTGCAAAGAAAATATCCTTGCGATCTATCGTATGGCGCGGCTGATGACGCGGGCGGAGGTTACTTCCTTCCTTGATACGGAGGACTATTTCGGGATGCCTGTTCCGTTTTGATGGGTGACATGGGATAATGAAAATTGTAAAAGAGCTTTCAACAGAACACACAGACAGTAATAGAAAAATCCGAAATGAGTATGTAATCGTGGAAGTGTTTTCGATATATGTGTTCCTACATTTCCAGCTTATAACAAGTGTGTATGGCACTTGGAAATATCCTATGGCTGTGCGCGAATTACATACTGCTACCAGCGAAGAAGAAATCATTAACTATTTTAATAAGGCCATGACATGGCTGGAAAGAGAATGACGGAGGAAGAAAATGAAATTTATCGCGGATGGTTATGATATTCAGGATGCTATCAACAAGGCGCTTGTTGTTTGTCCGAAGAAATCTACATTCGATAATATGACTACGCTGTATATCAAGGCCGTAGAGGGCCAGGACGTGGCTGTGTGCGCCGTTAGTATGACAGACTATATCCGAGCATACATAAGGGCTGACGTGCTGGAAGAGGGCGCTGTAATGATCTCTCGCGGCGAGATCGAAAAGGTATATAAGATTGATAATCTTGTTACGGTAGAAGCTCATAATGATATGTTTACTATGAGCAATGGCAAGAAGCGCCGCACGGTACACACATATGAGATGAGCAGCGGCACAAATGAAACGGAGTCGAATTTCCTTCATTGGAGCATCGGCAAGAATGATTTTTCGGAGATTTTTCTTTCCTGTAATTGCGGCGATTTTTTGGCCGCGCTTGAAAAGCTGAAGGATTTTACAGGAAATGATGCAAAGAAGCTTATCTATACTGGCTTTCATCTGAATAGCGCGCGGCACATGATTGAAGCTTGCAATGGCTATGCCGCAGCTTGGAAACGCCTGGATGCCGGATGGTATAGCAATCAGGATTTGATTCTGACACATACGATTCTGCCTATGATGAAGAAGATTGCCAGCACAAAGCGAGACAAGCGAGAGGATATTTCTTTCTATATTGGCGAGTATGGAAACATGAAGCTCGTTAAGATAACGGGTGAGAATTATGAGTATTATACCAGCCGATATGAGGGAGAATATATCAACCTTGAAAAATCCATTGGAGGTCTGGAAACGAATTATCTTGTGACGGTCGATGCGGATGATGTATCTGATGTGGCGCAGGATTTCATTAACAGCTCGCAGGAGGCGCTTACGAAAGGCGTATTTGTCGCGGCAGATAAACAGTATGGATTTGCTGTGGCGATCAATGCAAGCGATTTTAGAGGCATTGAGATAGTCGATGGAAGTAATACGTCTCGCGCAATAGATGATCGTGTTATTGTGAGGATCAATCCTATCTATCTCAAGACCGCCATGGATTTCTTTAAGAAGGAACGAGTTTATATTTCTATCAAGAGCAATACAGCGCCCATCATCATCACAAATGAGGAAGATATTTATGATGTTGATGATCTGGCATTTATTCTTCCGGCGCGTTATCACGCGGTAGAGATTGACACAATTAGCGGTATGTTTGACGATCTGATTTCTGGACGCTAAAAGACATTGACGATATGCGGAGGGAGTGTTATTATAGTAAATGAATTACTTGAATAATGCGATCTCCGCAAAGAAAAGAGCGAGACAGATGAAGATTGAAAAAGAGATATTAGAGCTATACGCCCTGTGGGATGCTACACAAAGCCATGTGATAGCCGAAAATGTAGAAAAGAAAATCTTTGAAGTACATAACATCAAAAATTGGGAAGAGAAACTAAAGACACTTGCTAATTTGACTGGTTCGAGTAATCATGCTGTATATGCCTGGATGAACAGAGGAAGAGAGCGAGTCAAGATTCCATTTATCAAGCTATGTGTAATAGCGAATGAATACAATTTGAGCATGAAAGACTTACTTACATAAATATTTTTAAGTAATTTGAAATGAGGATAGACAATGTATTATTTTTACGGTATGAGATTACGCGGCTTTTCGCCTGGATGCCAGCCGATGGATGGGCTGATTAGCCGCATTGATTCGACAAGTAAACGGTATTGGGATATTCTGATTTACAATCGTAAGCTGACAGAGAAAGAAGAATTTGGATATGATTTGGATTGGCTCTATCAGAAGGAAGAAATAGAGGATATTCTATGACACCAGAAACAGCAGCCATGATCCAAGAAGGGATGTGGCAATTAAATTTGTTAAAGGAAATACCTAAAGTAATTGGTTTTTGTGACAAATGTGGAGGGCCAATTTTCGCAAATCAGTTTTATGTGGCCGAACCAAATGGTGATGGACGCGCCGATTTTTGGTGTGTTGTGTGTGCCAATACTGCGATAGGAGAATGACATGGAAACAAAATTCTATAAGCGTGGCAAACTGAACGATAAGAAAATCATTGAGGCATTGAAGGACGCTATCAAGGATTATGAGGATGGTGCAATCATTGAATGCCGCGATATCCTTCAGGATGTTATTGATTCGATCAACGAATTTGAAGATAATCAGGAATAATGTATAACAAAATTAGGATTGATACCTATTATGATCTGACTTGCGACAACTGCGCCAGAAGTTGGAGTACAGATTTTGATTATGTCAGCAAGAAGATGAATCAACTTAATGTGGGAGGCATGGGTATGGCGATGGATCGTAATTCTCTTTATCATATGGCCTATAAAGCGGGTTGGAAGTGCAGAAAAGGAAAGACGCTATGCCCTGAGTGTTTGCAGAATGTGGAGTAAAACAATGAGAACTAAGTTTTGTAAAGATGGTGAGCTGCTATATACAGAGATCAGCGCAGAATTGAAGTATGCCGAAGATGATCTAATGTCCGGCGACCTGACGGGCTGTGCCGCAAGTCTGCAAGATATTCTTGATTCTCTGACAGAGAAGAAGAGATACGATGCTGGGCTGATTGCTACGGCGACACCTGTATGGACGTGGCGCGACAAGCTGAAAAGGTTTGTACTTGAAAAATTTTAAGAAATACCAAACTAATGCTTGACATATTGGTGATGATATGTTATAATGCAATTACAGTAAATAAGTTACCAATATGTAAAGGAGATACATAACGATGATGAACGTAACGATCAATGAGAAGATGAACGGGATCGAGCTTCGCTTTGATGGCAAGCCGGAGCGGGATGTTCTTACCGCGCTGAAGGCTAATGGTTTCTGTTGGAGCAATCGCCAGAAGATGTGGTACGCGAAGAATACCGACGAGCGCATGGAGTTTGTGACCGCGCTTGGCGAGGGTGATATTTCTTATGAGAAAAACGAGAAAACAAACTCAAGCTTGACTTATGACCTTTGGGCAATGACCCGCGTTGATGATCTGATTCCCGGTAAGTCTTATACGGATCGTCTTGGAAGCGGTATGAGTTGCAAGGAAATCGCCGCGATTATTCGCAAGCATATCCGCGCCCGTTTCCCGATGTGTAAGTTCTCCGTTACCAGCGATTACAATAGCATCAACATTGATCTCCTGGCTGGCCCTTGGGCGAAGGATAGTGGCGAGATCGCCGCGATTGCAGAGTATGTCTATCGCTTCACCCGGCAGTATAACTATGACAATAGCGACAGCATGAGTGATTATTTCGATGTCGGCTTTTATGGTGTGTATGGCGCTTCCAGCATCCTCTCTTACCATTACGAGCAGCGGGAGCAGACTGTGGCCGAGATGAACATTGCCGCCGAGTTCCAGCAGCAGCGCGAGGCGTATGAGGTTCGGAAAGCCAAAGAGGAAAGGGAAAAGCTTGAGCGCCGCATGAAGGAGCTTGAGATTGAGCGAGAGAAGGCCGCGATCCGTGCCGAAGAAGAGAAACGCGAGATTGCCGCCATTGAGAACGGCTCTCAGGTTTCCGATTGCGATTTCTGGTGCGACAACCTTTGGACTACCAATATCAACAAGCTTGATTCTGCGGCGGCTTATGAGCGTTACCGTGATAGCGAAGAGGAATGCATTGAGATTAACCGCGAGACTTGCCATGTTGTGCGTGGTGTGAATATGAGTGCCGAGATTTATGCTATGTTCTCCCGCCATCTTCTTTCTGATTTCTCCTTCCTTGAGCATATGGGCGGGACTAGCACGGATGATCTTCGCATCACTTCCGACCTGGATTATGTGCGCATGAGCAAGGAAGAGCGCGAGAGTGTCAAGTTTTATTGCGATAAGTGCGTGGCTATTTATTGCGCCAAAGAAAATTCGTCGGATTGTGAACTGAAAATGGTGGTTGATCCCCAGGGCTTTAGCTATGCGCGTTATGTGTATTTCGTGGATGAGGAATCCGACGTGGATTGTAGCCACGATGCCGAGGCCAATCGCGGCATTACCTATGAAGAGCTTGAGGATAACAAAGTTGCCGCCGATGGTCTTGAGGATGCCAGCACGGAAGTTATCATGGACAATGATATGGTTGGCACTTGGAACAAGGAACGGCGCGAGGAATACAAAATCAAGTTTGTGGAGTATCTGAAAGATCATCCTATGCGTTTTGATGCTGCCGCGATCCGCGCCATGGAGAATAGGGAGCTGAAGGAAATGCTCTATGATATTCTCAATAGTCCGCTGAATGCCGTGTATCAGTTTTCGGTTTCTGGCCTGAATCCTGGTGATAAGTTCTCTCTGTTCCGCATTGGCGATTTCGGAATGTTTGAGAAAATCTATGGCGTATTTGTCGGATACGAGGTTAAGAAGTATGCGCAGTATGATAACGCTGTTTGCCTGATGTTCAAGCGCGAGCATGGCCGCACGGTGTATCAGATGTATATTTACCGTGACTGTCTGATTTATAAGGACTGGCTTGAGCTGCCGGAGGGGCTGTTTTGGGAAGAGCTTGAAAGCTCTTCGGGGCTTTGCACGATCAAGCATGGTAAGTTTATGTCATGCGACAATCAGCAGTATGATGTGACTATGGATTATCTCGCGGAGCATGAGCATTATCCTGTTGTGAACACCTATAAGCCGATCTTTAAGCGCTGCGTATGAAAACCTTACTCATCATTTGTGTGTGTCTGTTCTGTGTATCATCCACCTTTGTTTGGTACGCAGAACAGAAGATAAACGAGTTAAAACCAAATCGAAAAAGGAGAAAGAGACAACGCATGAAAAAGAAAGACGTTCCCACCTTGCAGGAATTGGCCGTGTTTCTGCGAAATGCGGCGTATGCCAATAATCATAATCTCTATATTGACTGGAATCTAAGTATCATCCATCCAAAGCTCCCGAATGGTGACATTGGTTATACTGGCGGTATTTGGTTCCGATCAATCAGCAAGGAATATCAAGAGGAAGTCTATGCAAATAGGGGAACGGATAAACATGTTTCCATTTCCTTCTCCTATGCGGAGAGCCAGGGCATTACCAATTTCCAATACTTTACGGATGATGACAAGGTATCATATGAGAGCATTGAATTTGAGGCTTTCAAGAAGATTGTGATTGATGCTTTCCATATTAAAAAGCTTTATTGTCCTCCTAGCGAGAGGAAGGAAAACAAATAATGGAAGATAGAACAATCAAGTTTATACGCGCCATTAAAGGTGGAATAGAATTTCGCCCGACGATTGAAGAGACGGCAGTAGCGTTTATGTCTGATTATTCTGGCGTTCCTGAAAGCCGTTATACCAATGATTTGCTTTTCAAAATTGTCAAAGATTTCTTTCTTGACTTTCTGAAAACTGCGGATAACCCGTCTTTTGAAATGTGGCGTTTCTTTGATGTGAAGTATAAGGCATTTGAAACAAGAGATGATACTTATGCTATGCTGGTGACTATGCAGCTCGCGCAAGTGCGTAATGACGATGGATATGTCAATGGTTTTCGTGATTTGGAAACCGTCAAATGAAATGTGAGTTTTATCGGCAAAAAATATCAATATATAGTGGAGTGGTAATGTTATAACCACAATATATAGTGGAGGCGAAGAAGATGCGAGTACGAAGGATGACAATGGCCGAGGGAATGCGGTGGAATCTGTCTCAATACCCGAATTTTTCAGCTACGGGAAGCATTCGCGGCATGAAAGAGAAGTATTACGGCAAAGATGCTTTGCTTGTTCGCTGCGGTGGTTTCATCTATAAGGTTCCGGCGAATGTTTATTATGCTGCCTCTTAAAGAAAAACAAAATAATGCTTGACAACTGCTAATTAGTATGCTATAATACAACCATAGTAAATGAGTTACTAATTAGGAGGTAACGATCATGGCACAGACGGCAAGAAAGATGGACGAGAGCGGAATCATTAACTTCTTTGATTTCTGTGAGCCGCGCCAGGAAGCAGAACAGGACAAAGCTCCGAAACTCAAGAAGGATGGCACTCCTAAAACCATCGTTTGCAACAAGAAGAGGGGCCGTAAGTCTGAGGTTTACACTCTTGAAATTGCGGACATGAAGAAAATCATTCGTTATTTTGAGGACACCGGGCGCTGGATTCATTACCTTCTTTTCGTGATGAGCTGCAACATGGCTCGCCGCGTTGGTGATACTCTCAATCTCCGCTGGTGCAACTTCTATAATGAAGATGGTTCTTTCCGCAGAGATATTTTTGAGATCGTCGAGGATAAGACCGATAAGCTGGCGAATCCTCATATCAATTCCGCAGTAAGAGCCGCTATTCAGAAGTACATTGAAATGACTGGCTGCGATCCTGCCGCGAATGAGTATCAAAACTATGTGTTCCTTCAGTTATCCGGCACACACAAGGGGGCGGTTCTTAGCTACAGCGCGTATATGAAGGCTCTGAAAAAGGCGGGAGAGGAAGTCGGTATTGAGTACAATATCGGTACGCACAGCCCTCGCAAAACCTTTGGTATGATGTCCCGTATGCTTCATCCCAATGACTATGACAGCATGGAGCTGTTGCAGACTGTTTTCAATCACTCCGATACCAAGACCACGAAACATTACATTGGCTTGACGAAGAAGAAGATTGACCAGTATTATGATGATATGGGCGCGTTCTTTGATGCATATGTTACTGGCGACCAGGAATATATCGCGGTCAGCGATAAGCCGATTATCAGCATTGACATAAATGATATGCGTGATCTTCTGATGGCTGCTATCAAGGCTGGCTTTGAATCCGGCAAAAACGGCGATCCAGCTTCCATGATGGACAAGTTTAATGAAATGATGGAAATGCTGGATACCATGAGAAAGTGAGGAAACACAATGAATCCGAAGCGTTACGCGGAGCTGCTTGAGTTCATCCAAAAGAATAATGGATGGGGGCCGAGCATGGCAAAGAGTCTTTACCAGAAAAAGCGACGGTGTTTCAAATATGTAACCGCTGATTTTGATACAAGAACTGGCCGAGTATGGAGGATTGTCCTCAGAAGTGGATTGCCGGAGCGTGAAAAAGAATTTCTTGTTAATACGCAGGATGATGTGTATGCTCTATATGAGTATCTGAATACGCCCTATGAGGCTTCTGACGAGGCGACATGAAAGAATATAAGGGAATACCAAAGAACGATATAGGCTGGGTGGAAATCCGCACAGACAGTGGCGATCTGTATTACATCACATCTAAGAAAGATCGGGAGGTATATTATCTTTATAAGATCGAAGATGATACGGCAAAGCTCATGGGTCAGTCTCAAAATCCATTGAAGCTAGAGGAAAAGTTTATAAGAAGATAACAAACTAAAACTTGACAAAAACATAACTTTGTGATATTCTACATATAGTAACTGAGTTACTAAATATAACTGAAAGGAAGGCGATGTGTAGGCGTAATGCTGGCATATCCTCCACAGAGGCGTAGGCTTTGCCTACATAGCGCCGATGTGGGTATTCCAGAATGTACGAACAGAGTTATGTTAAGCGTCCCAAGTGCGGCGAGATTTGGATGTGTAACCTTACATCCAAAGAGGGAAGTATTCAGAGCGGGTATCGCCCAGTTTTCATTCTCTCCAACAATAAGAATAACACATATAGTCCTACGCTGAATGTGATTCCTCTGACTACGAAGATGAACAAGAGAAGTCTGCCTGTTCATGTGG